ACGGATAACAAGGCGTTGCACGGGAGCCGCCGGCAACGCGGGTTTTGAAATCAATGTCGTTCACGGTGCCGCCGTGAACTTGGCCGTTATGCCTCAAACTTGGGCAGGCGGTCCCCCACTCAACACCCGGTTTAAGTCTGACCCAAGTTCTTCCTTCATCAGTTTGAACGTCGATGAACATAACGAAACTGACCACACCTAGCTCGCATCCAAGTAGTCCGCTATGTAAGACCAACTCTCCTTCTTTCAATAGTTGTTCAGTACAAGCTCTCTCCTCTGGTGTCCTGAAGGGAAAAGAGTCGTCTAGTTCAACGTCTACCAGCATCCGTACTTTCATCTGTGTTTGCTCCTTTGCTGTCGGTTAGGGGTTTGTCTACTCGGTACACCTATTATAGACCGACCGACAAGCTACAGTCGAAAACCCTATCGCATATAGAAGAGGTGCAGTGACGTACCCGACACCCCGCTACCCGAAAATTGCGAGCACTTGCGTAGACCGAATTTTCGATTATAATTGTGTCGGGGTAGTCCGTTTACGTAAGTACGTAAGTACTGTAGTAAAGGAGATGGCAGAACTACCAATGTCCCTGTGACTGCTCTCCTACCCCTACCCGACGATTGACCCCGCAGAGTTGTTGGTCCTCTCTGCGGGGTCTTTTCGTTTCTACGGTCTGCTGCCGAAACCCCTACAAAACCCGAACGAAAATCGGGATTGCGTTATTCGGGCCGAGAAGCTATTATACTCTCTTGCGTCTACCGGTACGTACGGTAGGGCAGACACACCAAACAGGATGAGAGGACAAGCAAATGGTTCGTCGAGTACGTGTGCCGCAAGCACTGAAGATGATTGCTCAACAAGACGATTGGGCAGAGTTTCTTCGCTCACCTATGCCTGTCGCACCGAAGAAGAACAACAAGAAGAAGCAGAAGAACAAAGCGAAGAACCGATGACTAGAATAAACGTAGGTATCGACCCACGGGAGTTACCCGACAAGCTGTTGTTAGCAGAGCATCGAGAGATAACCCGAATCCCAAACGCAGTCTATGAAGGAACAGCAGACCTTACCCAACCTATACCCGAACGGTTCAAGTTGGGTGTAGGTCACGTTAGGTTTTTCTACGACAAGCTTCTGTATCTGAACCGTCGCTACGCTGCCCTTTACTTCGAGTGCGTCAGACGTGGATTTGATGTAGCTAACAAGTTGTCGGCATTCAACCGACTAGACCCAAGTCACTTACAAGACGAGAACGATTACACACCAACGCAGAGAGATAGAGACCTTATCATCAACCGTATTGAGTCCAAGGGCTTCTCTCTACTACCTCCTTCTCAGGAACCTAAGACCATGGCTAAGAAAGTTGCAACCAAGTCGTCTACTACCCGTACCGCTACCAAGAAGAAAGTCGTCAAGAAGAAAGCAGCAACCAAACGAGCAACTACACCCAAGAAGAAAACTACACGAAAGAAGACCGCTAAGCAGCAGACTCCTACCGTCAGTGTTGAATCTAAGTTGTTTGCAGGAGACAACCCGCTTACAGCAGATATAGCCAAGGAGCTACTCGGTTGGACGGTAGTAGACAAGAAGGCAACCGACTACCTAATCAAAGATGAGTATGGAGACAAGATCGTCTGTAGCAAGAACGAATCCAACCGACCTTTAGACGCAGGTAACCTAGCCTGTCTGAAACAGGAGATTCTAAGACGCAAGTGGAAGTTGAACGGAGTCAACAGGATCATCGGTGCCGAAGGTCAGGTACTCAACGGTCAGCACACGTTGATTGCTGTAGTGCTAGCTGCTCAAGCCTACGCTATTGCTCCAGACGACTATGAGTTCTGGGACTGCGAACCCTACATCGAGACATTCGTTGCCTATGGTATTGCAGAGGACGACGATACCGTCAACACACTAGATACTGGCAAGAGTCGTAGTCTTGCTGACGTTATCTACCGCTCTCCGTACTTCAAGGACTTCGCACCGAAGGACCGTAAGAAAGTGGCTAGGGTTGCGGACTATGCTGTCCGTACTGTGTGGCAACGTACCGGAGCAGCTAATGCGTTCGCACCCCGTAGGACTCATAGCGAGTCTCTAGAGTTTATTGATACTCACCCAGAACTATTGCGAGCTATCAAACACGTCTCCGAAGAACTCGTTGACAATATGGTAGCTCCAGTATTACCACCAGGGTACTCTGCCGGTTTGTGTTACCTGATGGGCTGTTGTACGTCGGACCTAGAGACCTACAAAGATACTCCTAGCGATTCGTCGCTCTCTTTCAATGAGCAAGACAAGGCAGAGGACTTTTGGAATCTACTTATCAATGGGGATAAGAAGCTCAGTGCTGTACGTCATCTGTTAGGTAAGTACAGCGAAGAAACCGGTGCCACTCTTTCTGAGAGAATGGGCGTAGTAATCAAGGCTTGGGACTTATTCCGTAGGGGTGAGAAAGTTACAGAAGACCTTATTAGCCTTGAGTACACGACCGACGAAGACGGAGACAAAGTGCTAGCTGAGTTTCCGACGTTGGGTGGCATCGACGTAGGCAAAGAGGATGTTGAAAAGCCTTCAGCAAAAGAGAGGAAGGAGCAACAAGAGAGAGCGAAGGCGGAGCGTCGGAAGAAGGCAGCAGCAGAACGCAAAGCCAAAGGAACCCACGTCAACGATCCTGACCCCGAAAACGAAGGCGAACCGGTTACCGTAGGCGAAGGCGATACTGCTTGGGCGGGTCATCTTGTTGACTCGTACACAACGAAGGACGGCAGTAAGGTGGCCAAAGTCCGGGTGGACAACGGGTACGCAGGGGCAGGAAAGGTCCACGAAGTACCGATGGACACGGTGAAAACCCGAAAAGAGACCGACTGAAAACCCCTGTAATTTCAGCGGAAAACCCCAAATCCCAAAGAACTTTGAAGAATCTTTGGGATTTGGGTTCTCTGAGATTGCGTAATAGCCGATCTAACATCATACTCTCTTCTGTCGGGTTGAACGAGTAACCTAACGAAACAGGAGCGACACGATGATCCGAACAACAAAGCCTGTCACCGACATCCTGACAGCATCTCTGCCGGTACCTGTTGTGGACAAGTTCGGTTGTACCCTGCACGTCACCGCTGTGAAGTTCATCGGCAGTACGTGCTACGCCGTAACCGATGAATTGAGTCATCCGATCAAAGCCGCACATATCAGGTACATAATGCGTCCTGATTCGGCTTGAATAAGTCGAAACACTCCTTTGGGAGTGTCTGTCCTACGTAGGTACTAGGGCACTGATGAGACAACCTAATTGTGGAGAAGTTACGATGGCTAAGACTACCGCTAAGATGACTCGCAAGACCACCCGTAAGTCTGCTGACGCTAAGGCAGTCAAGACACCGAAAGTCGCAGACGCTCTGAAGAAAAGTCGAGCGAAGAAGACCGCTCCCCACATCATCGTCGGAGCACTTGCGGGTACTGGCAAGACCACTACCGCTATCGGTGGTCTCAACTGGTTGCGGGGTATCCAACCCGAGTACACACCGAGTCCTCAGCAACAGGCTGTGTGGGATGCTCTCGCAGCAGAGCAGTACAAGGCTGTCTGTTGCGTAGCGTTCAACAAGAGCATCGCAACGGAGCTTCAGTCGAGAGTACCCGAAGGTGTTGATGCTATGACGATGCACAGTATGGGTATGAAGGCTGTGCGTGAGCAGTTCGGTCGGATTCAAGTCTCGTCATGGCGAGTCACGGACATCATCAGCGAGATTACCGAAACCGACGTTCGAGAGCTTCGCAAGTTCAATAACGACATGCTCAAAGGCACTGAGAGGCTTGTCGGTCTGTGCAAGCTCTCGCTCATCGACGAAACCGACACAGACTTAGAGAACATCCTAGACGGTCTGTGTTCTCACTACGATGTAGAACTCAATGGCAGCAGAGATGAAGTCTACGAACTCGTTCCAAAGGTTCTTGCTCGCTGCAAGGAAGTTGACAAGGACAAGCGAATTGACTTCAACGATATGATCTGGTTGCCGGTAGTCTTGAGCCTTCCGGTGAAACGCTATGACTTGCTGATCGTTGACGAAGCTCAAGACCTTAACAAGTGTCAGCAGGCTTTGGCTTACAAAGCGGGTAGTCGTCTGATGTTTGTCGGAGACGTTAACCAAGCCATCTACGGGTTTGCAGGGGCAGACGCAGAGAGCATGAACCGTCTTGAGGCTGAGTTAGGTGCGACTGATCGTGGTGTTACGGTACTCCCTCTTACCGTTACCCGTAGGTGTAGCAAGGCAGTAGTAGCCGATGCTCAAGCCTACGTACCGACGTTTGAAGCCCACGAGTCAAATCTCACCGGGTCTGTCTCGGAAGTCAGCGAAGACCGATACGTAGACCTAGTTCAAGACGGTGACATGATCGTCTGCCGTGTGAATGCTCCTCTCGTATCGCAGTGCTTCCGGTTCATCGCAGATGGTCGTAAGGCTAATATCCAGGGCAGAGACATCGGTCAAGGTCTCGTCCGGTTGATCAAGAAGCAGAAGTGTGCTGACGACGATATGGGCGGCTTGATGGATAAGCTGTCTACTTGGTACTTTCAGGAGTGCCTCAAGGAAGCAGCGAAGAAGAACCCTAGTGATGCTCGCCTGATCGCTCTCGAAGACCGCTACAAGTGCCTTACGGTCTTCTGCGATAACGCTACTACGGTTAGTGGAGTCATCACTAAAATCGAGGACGTATTCAGCGACGATAAGGGCGAAGGTATCCGGCTCAGCTCTATCCACAAAGCCAAAGGGCTTGAGTCTGATCGGGTCTTCTTCTTCCGTACCAAAGACGCTCCTTGTCCTCACCCGATGGCTAAGCAGGCTTGGGCAAAGGAACAGGAACGTAACTTGTGTTACGTAGCCATCACACGAGCCATCGAGTCACTGTACTACGTCAAGTAGTCGAATCAAACGAGAGCCAGCAGGGTTAGACGCTCTGTTGGCTCTCTTCTCTCTATCGAATCACTTAGTAAGGACAAACACAATGGACGAACAAAGAAGAAAGCAGCAGATATTCACCGTCATAGAAGTAGCTAAGATTCTCAAAGTTGCTCCTAGGACTGTATATAAGTGGTTTGATACAGGACGACTGTCAGGTTATAGGGTTCCAAGTACCCAGAACCACTGTGTACACAGAGACAGTCTTATTAAGTTCATGAAGGAGCATGGATTCCCTCTAACTGATGTTGGAGAAGAAGAATGAAGACCTACATGACCCGTCTTGACTCTCTTCCTCCAGGAAGTCTATTCGAGACAATGAGCGGGAAGAGACTCAAGAAGATTCGAGTCACTGCTAGCGGAACGATACTGGTTGAGAACGAAGACGGTGAAAAGGATACGATGGTGCCTAGGGCATTGGTTGAACCCGTAACCAAGTTAAGTCTTCCTCAACGTAACCTAGTCCGGCAGCTACTAGCTAATGTTGAGGGAGAGTACGAAACCGGAGAGCACTACGTTTACGTTGACAACTTGTCGATGGCTTCTAAGTCTCTACGCAAGTTCCGGTCTGTAGTGCAATCTCTAATTGAACTCGGTTTGTGTTACTACGACAAAGCAGAGGGTGACGAAGACGTGTGGCTCGTCATCCGTAAACAATCTCTCAGTCAATACGTTTAAGGACCAACACAATGAGTAGTCTTACCGACAAACAACGTAGGATGATTGCAATACTCGCAGAAGTAGCCACAAGCTATACGAGTAATATCAGGTCGATTGATAGGCTCGATAAATGTCTCTATGAAAATAAGAACGGCATTTGTTGTGCTTTCGGTCGGTTCGTCTTACCTAATAGGCGAGACGGTGCGAACGTTGTTCTTGGTGCGTCTGTTGTCAACAGGAGATATGCTAATCTACTTACTATGTTTAGTGAACACCCCGATAAGGTTGACAACATCCTAGTAGGTAGAGCTAAAGGTTTGGGTGTTGAGTTCTGGATAGACGTACAACGACTGCACGATAGAGAGAACAACTGGAATGAATACGGTTTGTCTGACGTAGGGAAGCAAGAGGTAAAACTTATCAACAGAAAGATAAGAGAAGGGTCTTACGATGAAACCCAAGTTAGTTCACCTAGCGTTAGTAACAGCTAACGAAGTCACAGGCTCAGTAGTTAGAGACACTATGTGTGGGGTTGTCTCTAATAGCTCAACCGTCAACGAGTCGTCTGTAACCTGCAAGAAGTGTTTGAAACTTCTCGGTAAGAAAAGAGACCAACTGAAAAGAGCTACTAACTATGAACCCGACCGAACCTAACTTGCTACACGTTGCCATCAGTCTTGTTGTTACTGTTGGCTTTGTCTTTGTGCTACTAGTAGGAGACGAGACATGAGATGTTCTACCTGCGGTTACCAAGTTCGGGGTAAGAACCACAACGAAGGTTCCCACCACCAGAGCGGTAACAACCGACTCAAGAAGAAGGCAGTGGCTCAGGCAGCTAAGTTGACTCGTCAGAGTAAGCCAGAGAAGGCATAGTCGACCTTCTGAGTAGGCGAGAGACAGAACCCCAAGACGGTTTTTCGGACTGTTTTGGGGTTCTTTTCGTTGGTTTTCAGACTGTTTTGGAGAATTCTTGAGAATCTTTGAAAAGTTCATAGCCTGAGCTTGCCGATACTCAACTCAAACACCATACTCTCTTGTGTCGGGCAAACAACTCAAACCAAAAGGACCAAAACAATGACCAACCGCGAGAACACACAACGAGCCATCGACAGCGCAATGACCGCAGCAGAGTTGATTGAGGAGCTGAAGAACTTGGATCCAAACACACGGGTCTTCTTCACGTGCGACTACGGTGATTACTGCCACACAAAGCAAGCTCTTCCCATTCGCTCTCTTGAGGAAGCAACGACCAAGCAGCTCAGCGACACCGGATACTCACAGAGCCGCACTGCATACAATCCTTTCGACGAAGAGGACCTCGAAGTGTACTGCGAGCAATGTGACGAGATGTGGGGTGGCTTGGTAAAATGCCCTGTGTGCGGCAGCACGTGTGTCCGAGAGGACGGAACGCCTACTGACGAAGATAGCGACGACGAGACTGAGGACATCGTGGTACTCAGCATGTAATGTGTGTAACAGTACAAGAACCCCGCAGACGGCACTAAGCTATCTGCGGGGTTCTTTTCGTTTACAGACGTTCGAGAAGCCCCTAAATTCGCTCTCTACGGGCTTCTGACGTAAAATCCGACCGAAACCCCGTATTTTCTGCTAGCGGACGTTCTAGGGGCATATACGGACGCCTGAGAGGGTCTGTAGCCGATCTGAGGGGTAGGGAGCGAAGATACTACCAGTACAGACCGACTACAGACCGCTCAGGCACACCCCACGTCACTCAACAGCCTCTCGCAACGTCTACGGTACGTGTACCGCTCTGAGACAAGACCGAAGCCCCTAGACGCTATTCTGAGCCTCTCGTGATCGTCGCCTATGTAGGTGTCGATGGCGGATCGTAGGTCAGAGTATCGAGCACTAGACGAGACCGGTTTGTACGAGACGTAGTGATCGCAGTCGGTAAACTCCTCTCCAAGTCCTGTTGTTTCGGGGTGAAGGAAGAATCCACCCCTTCCCAACACTTCATATATTCGGTTTGACCAGTAGTTAGGACTAGGGTAGCTATCGCCTACAACTACCTTCACTCGACTGACAGCTAGGTTTAGGTCTGTTCCTCTCGTGCGAGTATGGTGAATGAATCTAGGACCATAAGTATCTTTCAACCACTGTACTAGATTCTCTCTCTGCGGTGTGTAGAGACTACCGATGAACGCTACATCATGTTGGTAGTCTCGTTGCGGTAGTTGATAGCTGAGAGCTTCAGGGATTCCTTGTCGTAGGATTCGGTGGTTTATCTTTCGTTTCTCGAACTCCTGTTGATGACCGCCGTCAGTACTAAATAGGTAGTCCACTTCTGTAGCTTGAGGTGGTAACCTACGACCGAACCCCAAAAACAAATCCCACAACCAGCAAACCGTCTTAATGTCTTTGCTTCTGAGCCACCTAACGTAGCCTTTGATATTCATGAAATGAGATTTGGAGAACAACACGAGGTCCGGTTGAGTCTGTTCTGTTACTTGTCTAGCTCTGCTGCCTAGCACTACGTTGTTACTGAGTATAGGGAACTTGATAACTTGGTGACCTAGACTCACTAGAGAATAAGCTACGTAGTTCTCCGTTCTGTAGTGTCGCTCGAACTTACCTAGGTACAGAATACGCATAGCGGTTACCTCTCGTTAGAACTCGTAGCCGAATGTTGAAATAGTAGGTTCTTCTGCTTCGGCTACGAGCCTGACAGTCTCTGGGTCGTAGTAGTCTCTATAGCCTTTATGTTGCTCCTGTAGAGACCTAGACCCGTTCAACCACTTGAGGTGTAATTTCAAGTAGAGTAGATCAGCTAACCTACGTACCTCACTCTCTAAGTCTTCAAACCTAAACACTAAATCAGAATGTAACCAGTAGGCTTCCTGGGTACTGGGATTCCTTTCTCTGTTAGAATTCCTCTTGCCTTCTGGTTCCGGTTCTAGACCTAACTTGACTCGAACGAACCTATCAAAAGTTAGTTCTGAGTTTGAATATCTATACCAGCTTACAAACCTATCCCAAGGGTTACGTACAAACGAGATTGAATAAACATTCTCCAACAGCTCTAGCGAGACACTACGGTAGTCTAGGTGCGGATTAAACTTGTTGTCTCTATGGTCTAAGTCCTCTTGGGGGTTGTAGGCTTTGGCTACGTAGAGCATAGAGTTGTAATGACCGCAGGAGATTAGAGCTTGTCTTACACTCGTTCCACCCGTCCTAGGTGTATGAACGAAAAGCAGCGTAGTAGTACCTCCAGGTAGCGGGTTGTCAGCTAATTGGGAACGGAAGTCAAATAAGATCACGACTAGGTTCCTGTACCTACGAGAACTGGAAGAGGTTGATCGCCGGTGACTAGGTTACAGAACTGAGACTGAATAAGTTCCGAAGACCAAGACATAGAGCTAGCCCAATTCAAAGCTTCATTCCTAGCTTGTTGTATGTCTTCCCCTAATAGGTCTAAGCAAGTATCAACCAAGTCGATAGGCGATACATTAACCCAATCCATAGTCCTCTTGATCTTGATAGAGTTCTTCGACGAGACAGGTAGCCTACGGATAGCGGGTAACTCATCCCAAGGCGAAGAATCAGGAGTGATCACCGGGATTCCGCAACACATAGCTTCAATCTGTTGTAGACCTAGACCGTCTACGTGATGCGGAGCTATTAGAACTTCGCTACGTCCTAGCGGGTGTCGGTATATCGAAGTAGACACGACATGAGAGCTGTCTACTTTGACTAGCGATTTGAGAGGGTTGTTAGGAGTCTGCGAAACAACTCTCAAAGGTAAGTCAGGCTCTATCTCTAGAGCTTTCATAACGATGCTCAAACCCTTTCTGTCGTTCCACCCACCAGTACCATGAACGTACAGAAACGAGTTAACTACATCGGTTTGAAACTCTATAGGACTGAACTTAATAGTGTCCGTAGGCCAACCGAAGTAGACGCAGGGTAACCCTTCTTCACTGAGTCTTTCATAGCAGACACGAGTAGGACAGATAAACAAGTCGACGTAAGGAGTAAATCCCTGACCAGCATTAGGAGTCCACTCTAGCATAGGAACACAGACTACTCGTTTGCCTGCTACCTTAGCTCTCTGAGACAGACCCGGTACGTAATCGGTTTCACAAAACAGTAGGGTGTCTACTTCGTTTATGATCCTGTTGGCTGTTGCTACTCTGTTCCTAGGCACTACGAATGACTTACTGGCTAGGCTTAGATTCTCTCTTACCACTCCGTGCCTACCGTGTTCAATAACTGCCCAACTGTCGATAGGTATGTATGTCGCTATCTGTCGGTTGAGTTCTCCTAACCCAGTCGGACTCGAATAGCCTACTAAGCCTATTCTGTTTCCCATTGTTTTCGCTCCTTGATAAGTTTCCTAGCGTCAAACGATTCCCCACGGAACGAAGGTGCCTGCTCGTGAGGACGGTTCTTCATGCTACTTACCCTACCGGTGTGTTGTACTAGAGAGGGTAAGTGGGCGTACTCCTTTAGTCCTGCTTTGTTAGCTGCTGTGACAATACCGCCGTCTACACTCTTATGACCTTTATGTAAGTCTTGAGGACGGTTAATCATGTGAGGTTGGCTAAGTATCTTACATAGAACCTCTCTATTGAATACCAACGCTACCGCACCTAGACCCCATTGAGGAGTCTTGAACCACCCCACGTAGTTACTCGTCGGAGCTGACTGTTGATATTCAGGAAACGTGTAGAGATTAAGGTAGCCGTCTTTTGGGTAGGGGAACGACTCTAAGTAGTGTTTAAGGAAAGGGTACGTAACGAAGTCATCTTGAAAGACTGCGTAGTAATGAGCTGTTGGACACCTAACGTATAACTCCCAAGCACTAGCAAACCACTTACCGAAAGTTCTTAGAGGTGGGTTGTGGTTAGTGTACTCCAGACCTAGCTTATCGTACGGTCTCAAGTCTTTAGCACCGTCTATGAATAACCTAGGTTGATCAAACCCGGCAGCAGCTAGGCTAGCTAGTGTCCTGGGAAGAAGGTCGTTGAGTCTGCTAGGGACCGTTGTAACCCCGTATGACCAGACTTTCTTATACTTGTTGGGCTTAGGATGTCCGGGTTTAGGCTTCTTGCTAGGCGGGTCTGATGCCCTCTCTTCAGGAGACGGTATGTAAGTTGGTTGACGGTCTTTACAGGTTAAACAGTCAGGATAGCCTTTGGTCTTATCGTAGGTAGAAGCTATCACGCACTCACCATGTAGCTCACAAGAGTATGTTGGCTCTATGACGAAGTGATTTGGACAGCTCTTACAACGTACTGTACCTGTTGGTTCCTTAGACCTATGAACGCAAGGTAGTTTCTCTGCTCGTTGGCTAGTCCTGATTGCCTGAGTCTTAGTATTGGTTCTAGTTCTAGGTGTGAGTCGCATTAAGTCGGGGTCTGCCGTTACAGTCGCTCCGGCTTCTCCCATATCCCACGACTCGAATTGCCTAACGCTAGTCTGACACAACTTGACTTGAGCTGAGTTCTTCTGCATACCGTGACGCTCACAGTAGCCAGCCAACACGCATTCACACTGAGTCTTAGCCACGGGCCTACTCCTAGGCTGCGAGTTCGTTAACTACTATTCCGTATTGACCAACTGCCCCATCACAGCAGATTAGCTGAGTGACACTAGCGTAGGCATAAACAGGTTCGCAGGTCCACGTAAGGTTCGTACCTTGTCTACCGGCTTCTACCCAACCCGAATCACCGCTAGCACAGACTTCCCGAACCTCTAAGACCATCTCATAAGAAGCTTTACCTACATACTCACAATACAGTCTTAGACTGATCGTAACGTCTTCATCAGTACCCGGACCACACCCACTAGACGATACGCTACCTTCCCAACGGTTAGTACTAGAGTTGAAGCTAATCGTACTTGTCAAACCGTCGAAGCAGCTACAGTCGGACTCGTCGCTAAGAGTAAATTCTAACTCGGACGGCAACGGATCAGGACAACAAGAGATAGACGCAGAGAAACTACACTCACCACAACCAGCACAACCAGCAGTGATAGTGATTATGTCTCCACCGTCTTCTATGACTACGGTGATTCCTGAGTCGTTCGTTAGTCCTCTAACAGAACAGACACCGCCTTCTACTGTTTCTGAAAGAGGGCCGGTTGAGCCTGTGCCCGTAACCTCTATATCAAAGTCGGTAACACAGTCTCCGGCTGATCCTGTACCCGTACCTGTAGCGGGCCTAAGAGTGACCGTAACGGTGATACTACGTCTGCTATCGACGTTGAATAGGTCGATGTCTACCGGCCCCCACACTACAGCACTATCGCCACAGCTAGTGATATCGACGTTTACCTGACCATCGTAGGTACTAGCTGTAGGCGGGTCTTCGAGCGAGACACTTATACATAACTTCTCGCACACACAGGAACAGTTACCACAGAAGTAGCTACATCCGTTATCTCTGTAAGGCAACGTCCTGTAGAGTTGAGGACTTATACTAACGTCGGCTATGTCGCAGCTAGCGTTAGGCTGGCAGCTACTCTCTAGACTTACGTCGGTCCAAGTGTAGTAAGGGTACTTACAGCCTACTCCGTTTGGGTCTGCTGGATCACTTTCAGGAGCGTACATCAAGACGCTAAGAGTGTTACCTGAGTTGAAGCAAGGACACCGTAGGTAAAACCTACATAGTCCGCCAGTACCTTCAGCAATGATCCAAGCATCAACAGCCTGATTAGCAAACGAACCTTCCCACTTACCGTTATTACAGTTGAAGGTTAGTGAGACGTTTGCTGTAGCTGTTGTGCAAGTTGTTCCTGTCCCTACTGCCGATGTCTTATAGTCAACAGCTACACAAAGGACTCTAGGAACACACTTACAACAATCATGACAGCCTACGGTTAAGTGATTACACTTATCACAACAACAGGGGTTCTTAGGATTACTTACCACACCTACGTTCCTGTCCCAATAGTACAATCGTTCTTCAAGCAACAGATTTGATCGACTACCCACTCACAGTCACAGTCTGTTCCTGTTCCTACACACTTGTTGTCTCCTGTTCCCGTAGTTGGGTCAACCGGAGCCATATAGCTAGCCCAACCTTTACGCCCTAACAAGTCAGGATCAGGTTCGTTAAAGAAACAACCGTCTCTATCATAGATGGTAATCAGACCGTTGACTTCTCCTGGTACTGTAGTTACTCCGCAAGGTCTTTGAGTAACAGCACCAACAGCCCTTAATAGACTGCAAGTAGAGCTGACGATTGTGAACCTAACCCGATAGAACTGACTACCACCTACCAAAGCCAACCAAGTACCGAACTTGTCCCGTTGAACGGTTATGTATTGTTGACTGATGTCGGCTGTACTGGTGTTGTAGACGAGTCTAGAAAGTCCCGGCAGCTTGTTGAGTACCTTAACTCCGTTGCTCTCTATTACTCTATAAATGTCGCAGAGAGCTGAACCCGGAGTAGTACCGGACATAGCAGGAATACCGTCTGCTGTCTGAGGGTATGCTATGTAGGTTTCGGGAGATTGGTGGTCTTCGTTGATACCTAGTGGGTCGATGCCGGTTCTGTTAGCTGGATTCTTATTGGAGTTGGTTAGAGTCTGAATCAGTCCTCTTAACAACTCAACTTCAGAATCGGTAAACGTCCTAAGAGAGCCAGTCATTGTCTTAACCTAGTTGGGTATGGCGTAGAATTCAGCTCGACTGTTAGACGAAGACTTGACTATCAAGTGTTGGACGATCACGGGACTAGGGCAGGTTAGAACAAAGAACTCGCCTGGAGCTATATCGTCTGAGATTTGTGTGGGTGTTTTGAGGTTAGTACCTAGCTGAATCGAATCTTTACCTGTATTGACTAACACTATAGCACTTAATCCTAGACCGTGTAGCCAAGAAGTACTAATCGAAGTCCAACCGCTATCTACTCTGAGTGACCTATAGTAAGTCTGCTCGTCGTGTTCTAGTTCCCTGCTGAAGTGCTCTCTGAGAGAAGTGGGTCTAGCTGATGGAGTGACGTGATAGAGCTGAAGTAGAACTGAAAGACGTTTAGTGTTGGGTATGTCTTGCTGTGCCTGAAGTTTGAGATCAATTAATTTAGGATCAGTTTCTGGTACCGGTGTAGGTTGGTTGCTAGGCATGGTCGCTCCTCCATTTGCTAGCTAGTAACGGTTAAGCCTCAAAACAACTGACCACAACCTTAACCGCTGCGGTGTTTGCTTTGAGTCTTAGTGATGTTGACGTGAAGTTCCTACTCAGTCTGATTGTGTAGTCTTCTCCTGCCTGAATCTCTCCTAACTCGTGAAACGTAGCTCCATCCCAGATTCCGTACTCAACGTAGTTAGTTGAGTCTAGATTTTTGATGTTACATAGACCCGGTGTAGTCAGTTCTGATAGGTCTACGTCGGTTCCTGCCGTAGCTACTGCGATTGCTCCCGGTGTAGGTCCGTTAGTTCCGCTAACGTCTGCCTGAAAGCTACCGGGTCTTGAGGCAAAGTCTATGTTGCCCTTCTTAATTGTGAGAGAGCTTCTGATAGTTGCTTCATTAGCCACAGTATTAAGCCTCCAAGTCTGTAGGGATACCTAGTTGAGTTAGGTCAGCTTCTATGTACTTCTTAACTCTAATCGTAGCTACGTTGCCTGTTGTAAGTGCTCCACTACCCGTACCCGTACCCGTACCCGGTAGAGTACCATCTATAGGTTGACCAAACCCGTCTAGTAGACACCTAGCATTCTCACCGTTGCGGTCTTTGTAACGTGAGAAGTGGGATGGGTTGTTGTAGTCTGGAGTTGCACCGTCGATGTCTATTAAGACCCAGTGATTGATACCTCTAGCTATCTCTTCGTCAGTCGGCCAACGTCCATGTAGTGCTTTTGTTCCTTCGTCAACTATGTCTCTGTCAAACGTAGCATAGTTGATGTCAAAGTCGAAGACACGGGTGTAATACGTGTAACAAGTTCCATAGTAGTGCTTAGCCCAACTGATGTTACTTAGCTTAACTCGTCTAGGTCCGAGACCCCATAGCGTAGAGTCATTGACATTATTGTAGAGTTGAGACAGAAGACTGAGCTGTAAACTAGCTACGTTCTGCTCTATGTGTACCGTAGGTCTACCTGCATCGAACTCTACTTGTGGTCCCCTAATAATCTCGTGCGATGATGTCTTAATTGGGTTGCCGTCTTTGTCCTCTACAGCTTCCTCTGAGAACTTGACAAACGTACCACTAACCGATTGAGGCTTGAGTAGTGGGTCGTCTATCTCGTCGTCTTGACATAGAGACTGAGGATTAGTACTGAAGTACCTATCAACGTACCAAGCTGTGGTTGGCTCGTCTTTAGAGATGATAGGACGTACTGAAGCTCTACGGGTACAGAAAGCCCAAATATCTAAATCGTTACCGAAGTTCCAAACATCACCCGGAACAGGTAGACCGTTAGTATTTACAACAGTGTTTGGACCGTCAGTGTATAACGAACTTACTTTGAAGGTGACTCTATAAACTCTTTGTCCTTCGTCATCCTGCTCTAGCGACCAGTGGTTAGGACCGTTGCCGATTATTGCCGTAGCCATCTATCAAAGTCCTGCTGGTTTTATGTCTAGTTTGAAGTTCTCTAGCTGCTCCTGACCAATCTCTACTAGCAGTTGAATACCGCTAGAGATTTCACGCCAAAGCTTCTCACCTTGTTCTTGTTTAGACGGTTGTTGTGTTTGTCTGGGATTAAGTTCAGGAATGCCTGACTGGTAGGCTTGTATCCGACTAAGAGACTCAGCACTACCGGCAGCAACACCTTGAATAACTTCTGGTGTAGCTCTGCCGACTTCTTGCGTAGCCTTATTAACTCCTTCATCTATACCCATACCAGCAGCTTGACCAGCCATCTGACCTATAGCGTTCAACTCTTCGGGTAGTTGTTCCTCAAGCTTAACTCCGTTCACCTTTAGATTGAATTCAGGGAGTTTCTCAGTCTGTGCTACAAATCCCTGAAGAGGGGACTTTAGCTTGCCTGCGTCTCTCTTCAGTATGTTGCCGACTCTCTCTAGGAAACCTTCGCCTAGGTCTTCTGCCGGTTTCTCCTCTGCTTTCTGTTTCGCTACCTCTTGCTCAAAGACCTTGACTGAATTCTTAATCGTATCAACACCGATAGCCTGTCCGGTCAGTCCTTTCTTTAGTAGGTCGGCAGCTTTACCCGCAAACTCTCCAACAAGTTCTAAAGCTCTCTTTAGACCTTCACCAGTCCACTTTAAGAACTCAACACTGAACACCCACTTAACAGCAGACCCAACAGCCTTAGCCCACTCCCACCACACTTCTAGCATTGTACCTAGGATGACTCCTAGGTTGTGGTTCATGTTGTTGTGGAATGTTATGAACGCATTGACTATATCTTTGAGGACGTTTAGCCAGTTATTCTTCATCCACTCCGTAAGCATACCCATGTTCTCTCTAAAGTTCATAACGAACCCTAGGGCACGAGTAGCGAACTCCTTGACTGCCTGAAGTGCTCTATCCCAGCCTACTGTCATATCAACTAGGACGTAGACTAGGCCAGCTACAGCCGCAGTAATTAGACCAATAGGACTTAGAAGAGCCGATAACAGACCTAGGACGGTACCTAACGCACTGGCAAGAGTACCTAGGACAACTAGCAAAGGACCGATACCGGCGACTACAGCAGCTACCAGTAGGATCGTACGTTGAAGCTCAGGGCTTAGTTGTCTCCAGTACTTAATACCCTGAGACAGATATGAAGACAGCTTGCCGATCATAGGAGCTAGAGTCTCACCGATCTCTATAGCTGCTACGTTGATTTGGTTCTTTAAAATCCCCATCTGATTGCTGAAAGACTTCATCTGCTTGTCGGCAACTTCTTCTGTGATGCCCTTAGCGTTTCTTAGCTCTGTCTCGTATCTGCGGATTGCATCTGAAGTACCTAGCAGGGGTAAAATGGCTGCCTGAACTTCTGCTGTGAAACCTAGTTGGGTTAGAGTAACTGATTTGAGTTCGTCACTCATCCCGTTAGTTACTTGCTCTATGTTGGCGATTATGTCCGCCATGTTTCTCATCTTCCCTGTGCTATCAAATACAGAGAATCCGAGTTCTTTATGTGCCTTAGCGTTGTCGCTAGCTGCCTTACTGAGAAGAAGCATAACGCGCGCTAGGTTAGAACCTGCTACGTTACCCTTGATACCTTGATCAGCGTAAGCAGCTAAGACGGCAACACCTTCTTCAACCGTCTTATTGTAAGACTTTAGAGCAGCACCGCCACGATTCGTTATTGCTTCAGAGAACTGTTGTACTGATGCATTAGCTAGAGTATTGGCTTTGACTAGTACATCACCGACTCTAGCTAGATTCTCTGTGTCTTGAGTCAAGTCTTTGCTAGTCATACCTAACGCAGACTGAGCGTCGGTAAGTAAGTCTGTAGCTAGTGCCATATCAAACGCACCGGCAGTAGCAAACTTACTGACCTTAGGCAACAGAGCCATAGACTGTTCTGCGTCTTTACCCGCACTAGCTAGGAAGAAGTATGACTCAGCTAGGTCTGTTGGTCCTTGTTGTAGTTCTCCTCCAGCCGAAAGGTTAAGAGCAGCTTTCCTCATTCTATCGGTCTGCTCAGCAGTCACAGCCATGATAGACGTGGACTCAGTCATCGCCTGATCAAAGCTAGCGAATGACTTAACAGCTACCCCACCGGCAGCTATAGCAGGCAGAGTTAGAGCGACAGATAGACTCTTACCCGCTGTTCTAGCTGCCGTACCAGCTCCTCGTAGACTCGTAGCTAATGAACCGACTAAGACCTTAGACTTAGCCAAGACTCCATTAGCCATAGACAACTCAGCTCTCAGCTTCTTAGACCCAGACAAGAATCTACCTTGAGAGTCTCGAAGCTTACCGTCTACGTCTCTAGCGAATCGTTGAGTAGCTTTCGATGACTCATCAAGAGTCTTCTTGTAGCCTGAGTTCTCTCCGGTCAGTCTTACGACTAGATTCTCAACTTCGTGTTCACTAGCCATAGTCTTTACTGCCTTTCATACCTAAGAAAGAAAACCACCTAGCCCTACTGAGCTTAGTGGCTTCGTCTTTGTCTCGTTGAGTCTTAGGTTTGGTCTTCTTCCTAGTGAACCTTATTCGGAAGTCTCGAAGCTTAATTGACTTCTTGTTTCTAGATAGGACTCGTCGGACTTCTTGAGCTATCTGCATCAGGTAATACTGGTCAGGAGTTGTCCGGTCTTGGTCTTGTTCTAACCACACCATCCATAGTCGGTATTCTCTATGAGTTACTTCCTTGAGAACTCTAGCTAGAGGCATTCTGAGATGGGTGGCTAGAACAAACCAACCGTCTAACTCCTTTACTCGTTTCCCCTGTCTTCCTCTGCTTGGTCTTTCTTGTCTTCGCTCTCGTCTAGGTCTGAAATCTCTTTGACCTTCTCATAGAGAGTCTTAACGATCTTGTTCTTCCAAGAGAGGATGACTTGTTTAGGTACGTTCTGACCCTTCTTAGGGCCGTCAGCGTAGTAGAGACAGTAAGAGACTAGAAGAGGCTCAACGCTAGCTAGATTGCGGATAGATTGCGGCTTACCGCTCTCTCCTAATTGAGTGCAAGCTAGCATAGCGTTCCGGTAGTTAACCGCTGCCTCTCCTGTAGCCTCACGTAAGATGTATTGATCACCTCCAATCTTAACTGGAATCTCGATCAGTGTTACATCTTCAAAGTTCAGTTCTTCAACTCCCATAGTTCTTCGCTCCTGAGTTAAGTGGTTAGGGGTTAGTCAGTACCAACCGAAGTCTTGTAGTTAGGTGCCGTTTCAGCTCCGGTGGACGAGTCAACATTGGTAGCAACAATGACGATGTCGGCTAGGGGTTCTTCTCCTTCTTGGTTCTCTTGAGGAGTAAACGACCGAAGATAACCGAAGAAGTCTAGAGTGTCTCCGTTAGGGAAGTGAACCGTGATAGAACCGTTAACATTGACTAGAGCTAGGATCTGATCAATGACAACAGGATCATAGGCTACCGTGGCACTAGCGTCGGTTACTTCGTAGAGACTTCTAGCTGCCTTGGTTCGGGTAGCACTATTGAACATGTTGGTAATGTCAATAGGATCACCACCGTCGATACCAGGCGGAGTTACAGTCTTCTCCCAGAAAGATACGTCGGCATCAGCAGCGAACGCAATTTTTGTACTAAATCCATCGTCTAGTCTTGAACCAACAGGAGTTGATCGTGAGGTTGTGCTTAGTGTCATTTCTGACTTCCTTTAAGTCTTGGTTATTGACGCGACAGCATTCACTACAAATACTGTTCTCTTGCTAGTTGGAGAGTCCTTACCTATGAACAAAGGTGGACCGGTTCTTGTTATTGCTTGAATCAGATAGGTTGAGCTGTCTATGGTTACCGACTCTCTATAGATAGTTGAGTCTAGAACCTCTGCTATATCTCTTGCCCTACCGAAGCAGTCTGTATACTTAGCTGATCTAACTCTTATTTGGATTCCGTACTTTTCTGTTCTAGACGAAGCGACCATATCACGTCCTTGGTCGATTCCTTCTGTACCGTAGACAGTTATGCAAGAGTCTGGATTCTCAGATTCCACAGCAACACCTATAGGCCAACTACCGCTAGCACTAGGTAACGTACCTAGAGCATTGTTTATTAGGGAGCGTCTTACAATGTCTTCTGGACTATGGTCTAGCTGTCCTGTCATTGCTTCTCTATCCTGACTTCGTGACTACCCTTTAGGTTGCCCGTATCAACAGGGGTATTCTTCATGGAGTCTCTTTGGATTAAGAGTGCTCCCACAGCTAGCGACTGAACTATAGACAAACCTGATTTGAACCCTCTTAGAACCGTCTTGATAACTTGCTTGCGGTTTCTTCGGTAGGCATTCTCTAAGAACTTAGCTTCACCTACGTGATGATATGCCGCTAGGTTCTCGTGTACGTAAACAGCGTACTTAACACCGAACGAGCCTACTATAACTGACCCTTCCTGTGTCTTAGAAGACCTTTTCCTAGCCTTGAGCTTACCTACCAGTCTGTCTACGCCTTTGACGTTATTAGACCTAGCCATTACTTCTACCCAATAGTCTTTGAGCTGTCTCTGTTCCCGCCTCTCCTCCTGAGAAGAAGAGTAGTGTCAGAATCTCAGTCTCGTCGAAGTCGTTTGCTGTTAGATAGAGTATGACAGCTAGGATAGCTAGACGAAGAAGACCCCACATAGGGTGATGGTGATTGTTAGTTAATTGACTCACCCTATGCTCCTTAGTGTTTTGGTCTTGCTGGGTCACTATCGAACTTCACTGTTTTTGGTCTAACTGATCCGACATATAGAATTGGTTTACCGTCTTTAACCAACTCACTTGCTCTAGCTACTGCTTCCCATTCTTTTCCGGTTGCTATGTTCTGTACCCTGTAAGACTCTGAGTAAGGTCTAGACTGGGTAACCTTTGTTCTCCAACTTTCGTACACTCTGTCTTGATCATCTTTATGGATAGCCCGAAGCCATCCGTTTCCAAGCATCTTCTCTCTAGGTAGACCGAATGACCTACATAGCCAACCGTTAGCATGAATACAGTTGCCATCTAGATCACAATAGAAGATTCCAATTTGGAGTGCGTCACATAGTATCTCGTCTACTATGTCTAACTCTGCTTTGGTCTCTCTTGTAAGCTCTGCTGCGGTCTCTGCAATCTCCAAACGTGTGATGATTTCTTTCGCAGCTTCGGAACCGAATTCATCCCGAAGATCAGAAGCAAATTGAACACTACGAATGATAGAAATAACGTGCTTCCGCCAAAGAAGAGCGACACCACCAGCAGCAACACCCCAGCTAAGAAGTCTTTCTCCAACATCAAACCATTCACCTATGCTAGAAATATCCACATTGAAGAACCTTACTACTAGCCTTCTTTAATCAGCGTGAATAACTATTTTCAGGTCTCTTCTCTTAACCGGAAAAGTATCAGACTCACTACCTGTGTAGACTACGAAGTAACCGTAGTACTCTCCAGCTACGTCTACGTCTGCTGATTGGAAGTCATAGGTAACCTTACCGTTACTGACGTCAGTTACTCTGAGTTGTATTAACTACCCAGAAGATTAGGTCTACTAATACCTAGACTCTTAAACACATCACCTGCGACGTAGTCGCCAACCGTCACGTTCCCAAGCCCGGCGAATGCCGACTCGGCATCCTCTGTTGGTTCACCGGACACCCACATCGTGCAGTCCGAGTTGCTGCCAGCGAGCTGCGCCAACACTGCAAACGACTGCTGCCTCGCGGACGACTCGCACGCATAATGCGTCGCGACTCCCGACGACAGCAACGGAACGGTAAACGTGAACTGACCACCCAACGGGTCGAAGTACGCCGCTGCCGCTGCGTTCATCGCCGCGAGTTTTGCCGCAGGAATAATGATCAGCACTCTGTATGTGTAGTCGCTGCTCATGGCTACACCGCGATGCCGTAGATGTCAGACAGGTACGACTCGACCAATGCAATATGGTCGCCGCTTAACGCCGAGTCGTAGACAAGACACTGAAACAGGTGCCCCGACAGATTAGCCGCTCCCGATGGATTCGCTCCAAAACGCCAAGCGGTCTGGTTGTATCGCCTTGCCCCGTCGGACGAATCCAGCGTGCCATCTGCCCCGATAGTAGACAGCGGCAGGGCTGACCCGTTGTGGCGGATTGTCTCTGACGTCCCGTTGAGTTGAGACGTGATGATGTACGCACCCGCTGTCATTGTTGACGTGCAACCCCTGCCGTATGATTTATTGTCGACCGCACCCGTGTAGGCTAATTGCGTACACACCTCAGACGATGGCAGCCCCGTGTCGCCCAGAATCAGACCGCACGCAGCATCCCCTGCTGAGCCACCAGCCTGAGTGTAGAGAGTGGCTTGCGCTGCCGTCGCTGATGTAATGTCGGACGGAATCTTCAACACATAGAATATCGTGCAATCGGTCAACGACCACGATGTTGCAATGTCGAAAAAATCATCAGTCCCGTCGAACAGAATGCCCGGCTGGCCATTGAGAACGCCCGTTTTGTACGTACCGCGTTTGGCGAGCGTAGCCTGCGACCACGTGCGGTTGTTCCCACTGCGGTCGTTAATCTGCTGCACAGGGTCATTGTTAACCGCTGGTGTCGATCCTGCGTCGGAATACACCTGGTATCTCGCATCAGCCCACAGTTGCAGACCGCTGATGTCGGTCGGTGCCCACGCGTCCGTGATTGCGCCTCCTACTGTGCTTATCCTTCTTCTAACAGGTAGGGATACTATCCTTTGTGTACTTAACCTAGTACTCATCAGTTCAGAACCTTAACTAATGCGTTGGCACCCGCAGCACTGTCTAAATCAAACAGGAATTCAATTAGGGTAAATCCTTTGATGTCTACGTGGATATGAGCTGGAATGTCTCCTGTAGGACTAACAACTTCAACAGATGTATTAGTGTTGACCCAACTAGCAGCAGCAATCGTATCAGCTAGGAATCGGCTACCCGTATAACCCACAATGTTGCCTAGCGTAACAGTACCTTGAAATAGAGGCACAGGAATCCAGACAGGAGTTGCTTGATTGTCCTTAGACCAACCAATAATCCTCATATCGAATGCTTCATTAGCAGCATCAGTACCGCACGGTAGAACTAAGATAGTATTAGGTACGGGACCGAACGCTGAAGGGTCATACACTCCGTTACCGCTAGGCTCATTGGTTGTGGGTAATTTAGAGGCGAACTCTGTATCAGCAGAGTTGGTAGCTAGAGCTAGCTCAAACGGATTGTCGCCAGTTAGATTAGTCATATATCAATTCTCCTTAGTCTTAGTCGCGTATCCGTTAGCTACCATAGTCTCACTCACGTCTTCGTCATCTAGATATAACTTACCTAGGACTCTATTGAGGGTGAGAATATCCTTTATGTCTTCAGACCCGTTGGTAGGTATGTGTAACACTACTTGCTTGTTTTGAATTAACTCTTTGAGGAACTTCTTAGCAGCTAGTCCTCTTACTTTCTCTTCCTGATCTGTAGTCCTGCTCTCCGGTGCCCAGCAATCTAACAGCCTTATTCTCAGTCTTCTTCGTATCTCTACGTCTACCGTATCGCCATCAACTACATAGACGACTCTAGCAGTAGTGGTCCAACCTAGGTCCGGTGCTTCAGCTATTGATACGGGAGCAACCAAACCCAACATAACGAACACACACAGACCTAGGCTAAGCCACTTCATACCAAACCTCATCTAGAGCCAGGAGTCTTAACTATTCCACCGCCACCACCCGGAAACGCTGACTCATGAGCTCCACCGTCTCCATCAAATCCAGGAGCATCAGGCCATCGTCTCTTCCAGATGTTAGCGACGTTAGCTGGGATACCCTTAATCGGGGTTAGATCGTTCGTAGAAGGAATCCATAGCGTAGGTCTCCTCTCCTCGATCATCTCGCTAGTGGTGAATAGGTTCTCAGGATTATAGACACCCTTATCAAAAGCATTAGGAGCTATCTCAAACGTCGGTGCCTCAACTTGCTCCCTAGACATACCTAGATACTTCATAGCCATGTCTTGCTTAATACGGAGCAAACCTTTCTGCACTACGCTAGTTAGGAAGTCAGTAATGTCGTCAGAGTACTCGTTGTCAGAGTGCTGCATAATCTCACCCAATAGGATAAGAATCTGACCGCACCACTTACGAGCATCAGACTGCCTAACTCTGTCTCCGAAGTATGGAACAGGGAAGTAGAGAAACGCACCAGGAGTATTGACAGCGTGGATAGCATCACCTTTACGGTCGTCTGTCCAACCTACTGTCATATCGCTCAATCTCTTAATACCAAGAGTGAGCATCTTGTTTAGATCAAACAACCACTCAGCATTAAACGGTCTACTGAATAGAACGTCTGGACGGTGCATCAAGTTGAATAGTTCAAGACCGATAAACCGATGGATTCCTCTAACAGTCTCGTTACCAGTAACAGGCTTTCCACCGTCATTAGGAATAGCGTAACCGGCCTGACCCCACTGTCCGTTATCCCACCACCAGATTTCACTAGAACCGAACTTGTTAGTAGACGGGTCATAGCTCTCTGGCTGAAACCTAGGTGTCTTGTCGTTAGCGTCTAGAATTGCTTTGCTCTCTGGTGTTTCATTAGGCATTGACTTTACCCTCTCCTGATAAGAGTAGTTGGTAGGCTTGTTCAATCATGCGGATCGTTGAAGCCTTATTAGGATACTGTTGGGATACGAGTCTCTGAGCTTCTCGCATTCTTGCTAAACCATCGTCAGCCTGAACCTCTTGATAGGTTACTACCTGCTCACGGTTTCTTAGACTGTTGACCTGTGTTTGTAAGCCTTCGATCTTGCTCACAAGTCCTAGTCTCTCTGTGTGCCAGCTTGCTCTCTCTTTGTCTAGCAGACTACGGAACGGGTTATCTGTCGTAGGTGTCGAACTACCGGACACTCTAGGAGAGCCGCGAGAATCGGCTGTAAAGCTCTCTGCTGCATTAGATGGGTATTCGGGCGGGTTAGACGTTCGAGACGCTCTAGAGCCGAAAATACGCCTTCCTACACGCATCCCTAGGGGTACGTACCACGGCAAACCGCCTGTAAGTGCTCCTAGTCCTACGAGTAGAGCGGTTTTCCCTACCCCACCGGTGATTCCTGAGAAGAAGCCTTCCGACTCAGACCCATCCTTCTGTTTGTTATCGGGCACCGCTGAACCCGTAGAAGGATGCTCAGGAGCAGTCTGAGCCGGAAGGGTTGTAGTAGTCTTCTCTTCCTGATCTTCTTCGGGTTTGGTGTATTCGTTAGTGCTAGTCTCTCGCTTCTCAATAGTCTGCCAACGGCTAGGTTCGTTCTTCTCTTCAATAGGTAGAGGAGCGTCTAGACTATTGTCGTCAGGCTTAATCTCTACCGGTAAGTCTTTAGGTGGGGGTGGAGCTGTACGGTACTTTAGAAGTTCTTCGCAGTCTCTCTTGAACTTACTGTCACTAGAGTAGCCAGCAAAGAAGTTACCCGGTTCAAGTACAGCAAACGGAATCGAGGTCACTTTGTACTTAGCTCGAAGACCGTAGACTGCTGGGTCTGGTTCGGGGTAGTTAGTCGCGGGGTTGATCCTCTCCGTATTAACCCACTTCACAATGAACCGGTCTTTCAACCACTGTCTAAACTCACGGTCTGTATTCCACTCGTGAACTAATCTCTTACAAGGCAGACACGTATATGAGTGGAAGATAGTCAACACAGGCTTGGACGTGGTGTTACTAGCTACATACTCAAAGGTCTCTGTGTCTGCTGCTATGTGAAGGTACTGAGTATGAAAGAATACTGATTGCCAATCTTCGTTACTACCTTCAGCTTGGTGAATTGAAACTCTACTGTCACTACTTAGTCCTGGTGTTCCTTCGGGTAAGTTTGAAGCAAAGCAGATTCCTAAGACGTTGTACTTCTCATCAAACAAAGGTCCACCGCTATAACCCGGTTTGGCTACGTCTCTGACTCCTATACACCAATACTCTGAACCCTTAGGACCGTAAGCCAATCGGCTAGTCTCTGCTGTAGCTGATACATAGGTGACTTTTGAGTTGAATTTGTTACTAGGGTATCCCGCAAACCAAACCTTAGAACCAATCTTAGGTGACTCGCTAGCGATACCCATGTAGTCATCAAACTTACCGTCTAACTGTAGAGAGACTACCGAAGGTTTGTTGCCGTAAGGTTTGTTCTTGATCCTGGCTTGGTACTTCTTACCTTTGACTGTAACGGTGATTGGTTCACTAGGTACTACGTGGAATGCAGTTAAGACTACACCGTCTGGAGTAACGATAACCCCTGAGCCTTGAGAGCTAGGACTATCAATCTTGACTACCGCATCAATCTTCCGACCTAAAGCTGTTGAGCATAGAGACAGGATAATAATAAGAGTTGTGATTGACTTCGTAACCACACTACCAACCTCCAGACACCATTGACCGGTATAGACTCATCACATAGCTGTCTATGTTGTGGTCCCTAGTGCCATCGGTTAAACCGTGTTTGCTGAATCTACCTAACAACCTATCCCAACCTAAGAACAATGGACTAGGAGCAGGATTAACTAAGCTCCCATGTCGGTTGATGTAGGCTAGTTGTCCAACGTGTCTGTAGTTCCAATACCTAGGCGGTAGCCTACAGACTGTGTCGTTGTTGTTTACAAACCTATGGGTCTTGTTACCTAGGATGTAGTTGTAAGTGATAGACCCAGCTATATTGAAGACTCTAGACGGTGCGTAGGCATAAACAGCTAGGACAGGTAAAGCTCTGTAGGTTCTCTCAACAGCTTCTACGAGAGCTTGACAAGCTCCTTTACTGTGTCCAGTTATGAATAATGGTTTGGACTTATCTATGTGTCCTGCTAGTATGTCAGTAGCCAGACCCTTCTCTCTCATGAACCCGGCATGAACCTTAGCCGAATCACCTAACCCTTTAATGGGTACTTTGGTGTAGTCAAAATTCGCTAACCAATCGGCTAGATTATTGCTTCCCCTATAGACTAAGACTTGGAACGTATCAGTCGAGCAAAGGTAGTACTCTGTATCAACGTAGTCGTCGAACTCGTTATACCCAACAACAGAGTCAAACCCTATGTCTTGGAACCTCTCGCTAGCTTCCTGAGGAGAAGAGTACGCAATCTTGCTACAGAGAGCCAACCAGTATGCGTTACGTACGTTGAACGTAGAAACTAGGTGAAGGTTTACTGTAGCCATCGGTCTAGTCCTAAGAGATTGTTGGTAGGGTGTCGTTGAATCTCTTGAGGTAAGCAACCTTAGACGCTACTCGATTCTTCACGTCCGGTATCTCTTCGTAGGCAACCACTTGATAAAGGTTAGTCGTAGTTGTTACGTCGTCGGGTAAGTCTTCTTCAATTCCGTACCAAACTAGCGAACCAACTACTAACTCTTGGTCTACGGTTAGAGTGATGTCAGTGTTGATAGTTTCGCCCGTAGGTGAGAGGACTTCGTTAGTCTCTCGTTCCCACCTAACACTTAACTCAACACCGCTAGAGATAGTTGGTTCACCGTAGTCATCAACCGAACTCTTCTCCCAGTAGACTACAGTCTGGAATCTATCTGTTAGTTCTGGGTACACTAGGTTAGTCCCTATCTTCGTAGTCGTCTTGCGTGCTAGGTGGTTTACCTAACCAAGTGACAGAAAGCTTCCGTTTCCCGCCTTCCTTGTTCTCTTTGTTACGTTTAGCAAGCCAACCCGTAGTATCTAGCATCATTGCAGTCTGTCCCCACAAAGAAGACTCTAGATACATATCAGTCTTACCTTGAAACGTGGCATTAGCCTTTCCTGTAGACTTGGATTGGTATTGCTGATCCCTATGACTAGCGAAGTGGGCAGCTAGGTAAGCTTCGATCATCCTGAGTTCTGTAGTCGATAGCTCACCGTCACTGTCTGCCGACGCTAGTTGAGACGTTAGACCGTTCGCTGCGGTAATGAATGCCGTCAGATTAAGGTCTGAAGAGACTTCAATCAGCTCTCTAACTTCGGTCTCATTCGTTCTAGCCATAGCAATACCAATCCAAGTACCTACAAAGATTATGACAGAGCTTCAGACAATAGATTAACTAGCTCTGCTTTGGTAACCGAAGATTTGAAGTCTAGTTCGTAGTCGTATGCCATTTGCTTCAACTCAGCAACAGACATAGACTCTAGTTCTTCGGTGTCTGGTGTAACTACGTTCGTTGAAGCTTGGACGCTAGGTTGTTCGTTAGCTGTATTGAAACTACCTACAGGCTCACCGCCTTTGAGTGGAGTACCTTCGGGCATCTTCTGGAACTTAATTGCTCCGGGTGAATTCATTCTTTCAAGGTTCGAGAGACTATTCAGAATGTCTCCTTGCTTGAACTTCTTGCCTTGTTCGTAGTGACTACCTCTGAGGACTCTGTAAATGTTTGACACGGTTTAGCTCCTGTTCCTACTCGGTACTAAGAAAATCCCTCACCCCTGCTAGTAGGTATCACAGGGGTGAGGGTTGCGAAGGTACGACGTTGGAAGTTAAGGAGTGTGTGGAGACTCCTTAGGCAGTCGTACCATGACCGATACCGCAGTTTCCGCTATAGTCGCTGCGGAGCTGAGGCACATAGATAGCCATCACCTTAAAGTTGATTCTCATTCCGCCTTGAGACTCCCATTGAACGGTAGTAAGGTCCATACCATTAACCGCTCTAGCCACGTCGGAAGTCATCTGAACGAGAATCACCGTAAAGGTGTTGGTCAAGTAGTCAAGACGTTTAATGTCTTGGATACCGTCAATCTGAAGCAGTCTCTGACGAAGAGAGCCAGCAGACGGTTCGCTAGTAGAGAACAGGTTGTCAAGGTACTGCTCGTAGTCCGTAGAGACGTAAGCCATGAACGGACCATAGAAGTTCTGGTTATACATGCTGTCTCGCAGAGCAAGCCAGCTAGTCAGAACAGCAGAACCATTAGACCCCGTAGGAGCAGTCATATCAGTCTTGGTAACACGGTCTGGGTAGTTCGTGTAGCCGTAGACGGTCGGATTGTTACCGTAGTCACTAGCGTTACCGTAGGTGATACCCGTAACAGTACCGATAGTAGTCTGCTCAACTTTCTCTGCGACTCTACGGGCAGCAGCTTCAGCCGACGTAGTATCTAGAGGAGTACCCGTATTCCGGCTGACAGCCAAACGTCGTCGGCTATACCAGAAGTTGGCGTGAGTGATCGGCAGGGGCAAACCTTCGAGTTGGAATCTAGGTTCGTCAGTCCGACCTTCAGCCAGACCGTCCATATCAACGAGAGCTTCACCTGGATCACTCATCTTCTCGTGTTCAAGGACCATCTTGCTCATACCGTTAAAACCACCAAAGGTATTAGCGGCAGCAAGATCGCTCCAGGCACGTAGTCTCTGACGAGCAGCACGAACAACAACCCTATCCAACTGCAACCACTCATCCTTACGGAGAGAAGTAGCATTGAAGACAGGTAGATTGATGTCGTTGGCAACTAGGTCTTTGACCAAGACTTTCTTGTAAACTGGAACGTCTTTCTTCAAGTCCTTATCGTACTTGAATTCGCCAGTATTGATCGTAACGCACTTGCGTCCGCTGCGATCAATGAACGGTCTAAGCATACCCGTATCGAATCGAGCTTGCGTTAGAACGTCACCAGCAGACGTAGGACCGAAGTCCTCAGCACCCATGTTACCGACAGGAATATCAACAAACATCTATAGTTTCCTTTGTGTTTGGATCGTTGGTTGTAGTTAAGAGGGTATCAATACCCGCTGTAGATAACGTGGGCCAAAGTATCTGCCGTAGGATCGGTGATAGCTTCGAGCAACATAAACGGTTCACACTCAGGCGTACCCGTAGTCGTAATCAGCTCACCAGTACCATCGTCAACGATTAGAACTTCACCGAACGTATGATCGTCACCGGTACCAGCCACATCACCGATGATGCAGTTAAACTCTTCACCAGCGACAGGTACATAAAGGAATCCATGATCACCGCTAGCATAGGCAGTAGTGCTCAGGTTCCCCCTAAGGTTGTCGTGAAGAAGAATCAGAAACGGTCCAATAGGACGAACACCATCAGCACTTGAGTTGAAAGGTTCGTACGTAAAGTTGCCGTTACTGTCTAGACCTTCGCTGATATCGACCTGACAGATAATTCCAGGCTTCAGTGCTCCGGTGAGAGTACCTTCCTTGAAGACACCCCTAGGTTCACTAGAGACAATGATCCCATTTCCTCTCGCCATGTCTTATGTCCTTTGATCTTGTGTTTGTGTTTGTATAGACCCTAACCAACTTCAGGCAGACTCTGCGAAGTTGATAGTAGGAGGAATCAGCAAGTCGTCTTCATCAAGTTCTTGCTTGGAGTTATTGGTTTGAACAGCAGGAACAGAACCGAACCAGCTAGCCTTACGGTTAGGTTCCTGAGAAGAAGGAGCAGCCGGAATAAGAGACGCCATCAGTTCCAAGTCTTCTAGAGACTTAGTATTGAGCGTAGCTACTAGAGCTTCCTTCTTGTCGTCTTCTGAGTTAGCGGTGAGCTTAGAGATAAGGGTTTCCCGTTCTCTCTTCTCGATCTTAGCTGCATTCGTAACGGCAGCACGAACACCAGCAGGAGCACTAGCGAACCACTCTTCGTCGGTCATCTGCTTCTTAACAGGTTCTTCAGTAGGCTTAGAATTCGCAGTAGGTTGAGTAGGTGTCTCACTGGGTTTACGGACCTTCTTAGAGTGCTCTGATAGCTTGCTCAACTTCTCGTCGCTAAAGCTATTCAGAACCTCTCTGTCATCATCGCTCCAGCACGAGCAGTTAGCGACTAGGTCATCAATCAAAGTCTTCTTCTGGTCTTCGTTCACTTCTGGCTCCTTATTATTGCCAGTAGGGATTCGCTCCTGGTCTTCGCTCCCTACTTCGGGAGCCACGTCACTAGCTACGTTGCTAGCGTTGTTCACTTTGACATAGTTGGTTTTCCTAATAACCTCAACCGGAGAGTCATCAGACAGAGTTACTACGTCATTTGTACCAACTGTAAAGTTCTGTTGATACAACTTACCGTCTCGATGGTAGACCACCGATGTCTTATAAACATCTTCAACCCAAAACTCTGAATCACTAGCAATGTTGAGTTGCTTCATCAGTTGGGTTTGGATGTCACTGTAACTCAGTTTGTTTTGTGTCGGACTAAGTACAGAACCTACAGCATCCATGATTCTATTGAGTAGTCCTGGTTTGGTGTCTTTGTTTAAGGTCGATTCTTCGTTCATTCTTTTCACTATGTTTTCTGCCCAGGTCTTACCTGCATCACCACCCCAAAGTGACCAAGCAATACGACCAGCACTAGGGTATCCAGAACCGCTGGGGCTAAAGTCGTCTGATTTCTTGTCTACTTCGTGTCTGTCAAAGTAGGCTTTCATTCTCTTAACTGTTTGAGCACTTAGACTACGCCCATTCTTTATGTCTCTTGCCCGAGCTACACCTACCTCAGTTCCGCCTCTGTTGTATTCCTTTCTCCACTCTAGTCCTCTCTCTGCCTCTTCCATCATAGCCTTAGTGGGCTTGTACCCTTCTTGATTGACTAGTACCCCGCAACCATCATTAAGAGAGCAAGCCCCAACTTCATCGGGTAAGACTGCTAGGTGATCTGGTCGGTAGTTACGAGCCACGAAGGAATACTCTTTACCGTTGAACACAGCACCGTCTTCGGCTGGCTCATTAGTAGTGAAGAGACCGGTACTCAACTCAATAGGGGTACCAGACTCTAGAGCGTTCAATACTCGATCATCGACCTTACGGGTCTTCTCGATATTGAACCAACCTTCGGCAACCAGCTTACCCTTAACGGTGGCGTTGAATACATAGCCGATACCGAAGGTCTCAAGTATGTCAGGAGAACGGGCGGAAACCGGAATACCATTGACTGTCGGATGAGTAACAACAATCGGCATTCCATTCCATGCGTCTACGTTCTTAGTGATCTCATCTGCTGGGTAGAGTAGCGGACCTTGGCTTCCGTTAAGAACTCCCTCAACGAGCATAGAGAGAGGAGCCACTAGGTAGTCCTCTCCATTAAGTCGTCCTCTACGGGTCTTACCCGCAAGATTAGCGGTAAGGTTGCTGAGTTCCACAGCCTTACTCCTTAGTCATATGACAAACGTCAGCTAGCTAAGGAGTAAGTCTGTAGTAGTTTACCTCTTGTTCGCTACCCTAGTTGGTCTTGTTTTAGCCCTACCTGTTTTAACTCCTACCGTCGCAGGCACTAGGTAGGAGTCTTACCCACTGATATGCAATCGACCTAACCCTACCCCTAGAGAGACAGACGATAGTTTCACCCCTAGGCTCAAGTCTCTTTCTTATGTGACAGATATGGACTGCTAAGTTCTTTCTAGTCGTGAATCCATCACCGTAACTGTCCATGATCTCTTCGGGTATGTGAGGTTTGCCGTCTAGTAGGACGTTGAGAATCTTACTTTCAGTAACAGAGAATCCATCCACACCTAGCTCTCCTAGTAGTTCACAGGTATGTCACCACCTACACGGTTTGGCTTGTAAGTGTCTTTGTAGCTGTCCGGTTTAACCGACTCAACCACTTGATAGAACAACCAAGATATTCTGTCTCCGTAAGCGGGTGAGTACTTAGTTTTGGCGTACTCAGTTAGAGAGTTCAACACGAGTTCTAGAGTCTCGTTAGACGAAGTCCATACACCTAACCTAGAGAACTCGCAGACAACTCCTTCTATTGTCATGGTAAGCATCAGAGAGTTCTCCTAAGGATACCGATCATGAAGTCAAAGTATTCTGGATCTAGCTTTGCGAATGTTAGTGGGTCTTCGTAGAGCTTCTGCAAACCCATACTCACTATCTCTGTTGTCTTGTTGTTGTATATCTTTCCTATGTACCAGGCATAATGTTCACTGAACGCCTTATCGAATTCATCCTTGATACCGTACTCATGGTCTTCGTAGTTACTGTTTGGGAATAGTTTCTTTAACTGAACCTTAGGTTGTCCTGCTGTTCTGTACTCAAGAAACTCTTGTGCTAGTTCTTGAACCTCTGGCATCTTGTATTCTATGTGATGGCCTATCTCGTGAATGAACACCGCTAATTTATCGTCATCTACACAGTAGATACCGTCAAAGTCCATATTGTAGACAACTCTACCGTCTATCGCGTGTGCTCTGTAATCTGCTCTCAGTTGGAAGCTCTTAACGTTGATTGATGCTACTTCGTCATCTGCTGCGGTAACAGCACTAACAAAGTCAGCAGCTTGTTCAGTAGACTCTGCGTGTTGGGGTGTTAGTCTTACTCGGACTTCTGGCTTTATAGTCTTGACTATCGAGCTAGGTTTAGATGGGTTAGCAACTACTGATAGGCTCTGTACATCACTATCAACCCTAAGAAGCTCTCTTACTGCGTTTAGTCTCTGTGACTGGACTTCTCTGAGTTGAATATATAACTTATTGTTGGCTTCGGCTATCTTGTTTGAGCTTTTGTCCAGGTCTTCTATCTCCTTGATAACTTCAGGAAACTTCTTCTCGTACTCTGTAATGCTCAAACCCAACTTATCAGCTTCTTTTACGACCTTGTTGTTGAGATGTATCTGCCGTCTAACCATAGAGGAGAATTGGTCGCCATTCTCTTCTAACTGCTTTTCTAGTTGTTTGACTTGTTTGTCTAGGTCTTCCCCTAGCTTGATGACGTTACTACGGACTTTCTGAGCGTCCGTATTTGCCGCTATACGGTCCTTTACAGGCTTCCCCCGGTTATCGGGTCTAGTTACCGGTTTAGGTCCGCTAGAGACGGTTTTAGGGGTCTTCTCGCGTGTCTCCGTAGGTGTAGGCTTAGGGGTTCTCTTCTTCGTATCGGTAGCTGGTCCCTGTAGCTTAGGCTCAGGTCGATTCTCCTTCGGTTTAACGTCTGCCCCTAGCCACCGGGTTCTCTCTTTCTGCTCTTCTAGAGTGCGGTCTTTATCACCCTTAGGAATCTCTCTGCGGATACTCTCGTCTAGAGCGTCTTGAATCTCTGCCTTAGATTCCTTGACGTTGGGGTCTTTGGTTTCCCCTACGTTAGCTGGAATGAATGCACACCGACAGTTAGGGTGTCTAGGTAGTATGCCCCTAGCTTCTTTGGTAGTGATTACTACGCCTTCTAACGGTTGGCAGAGAGGACAGACTAGATCATCCCCCGTAGTAGACCACTCGACTTGTACCCCAACTTCGGTTACTCCAAGCCTCTCTATCGAGTCTAGCTGTCCTTCTGCGTGTGCTCTGATGACTTCGGTACGTGCTATAGCTCTAGCCCGCTTCTTCTCTAGGTTGTCCACAGTCTTGTTCAAGTCTCTAGCTATCTCTCGCGGTCCTTTACCTTGGGTGAACCCGTCAGCTAGTCCTCTCGTTAGTTGTTGAGACATAGCGTCAGAGAAGCCTTTAAGGTCATTGAAGACTCTAGACGCTATGAGCTTCGTTCTTTCTACAGACTGCGGACCAAACGATTGACGTAGGAACTCCTGTCTAGAACCTTGAAAGAACTCAGGAGAAGGAGCTAGCACACCAGCCTTATTGATGTCATCGAAAGACCTAGCCCAACCCTTCTGATATCCTTCTTGAATGTATTGGTACCAGTAGGCTTGCTCTATCTCTTCCTGTGTAGCTCCTGCGAATATCTCTAACTCAATCTCCTGCTCTAACCACTTCTGGAACTCCTGTACTTTCTCTTGATCAGTATTAAACCTCCACCGCTGGTTTTCAACTAGTGTGTTACCTAGGACTTCTTTTCGTACCTTGTCAGGCACTAACCCTAGTGCGTCTTCTTCTACGATAAGCTTTCTGATCTTACCCTTCAGCTTACGTACTCTTTTGTAGAAGTCGGCTACAAACCGTCTACGGAGTAACGTGGTGCGTGTTGGGTCTCTGAGAAGAGGGTTAACCCGAGTCTTGGTCATCAGTCGTTCCCTCTGTACTTGTAGACTCTGGGTTGTCTTCCACCTATTCTGACTGACATCTGATACTCGGTGTCATCCCTATCTTTCATCTCTTGTAGTCTCTCTTCTCGTATGATCTTCTTCATACGTTCTATCTCTTCGGGTGTTGGATCAGTAACAGGATCAAATTGAGATTTAGAGTTTGTAGTACGTCTAACCATTGTCATCTTCTCCATCCATGTCTAGTGAACCGTCTAGTCCTTCCCTGACTAGCATTTCAGCCTCTTCCATACCTAGTCCCACAATGTTCGTCAGGAACGGGATAGGGTCAATCAAGTTAGCTACGTTACCGGCAACGTACTTAGTCAGTGCATCAGTTCTCTTGACTGCAATAGTTGCTTGCTCGTCTTCCGTAAGGCTGTTCAAGTCAGGCCACTTAATTCTGTACCCGTTGTTAGGTTCGGGCAGCACACCCAACATGATCAGTCTATCAATAAACGGAGCCACTACCCTAGGTGTAAGGTAGTAGCGTTGGCGGAAGGCTAGTCTATCGTTCCAAGTCTTATCGTCCTGACCGCTGGCTAGTTCTCCTCTCTCAGAACCACAGAAGATACGTTTGGGAATCCCTAGTCTAATACAGATAGATTCAATCTGAGTGTCAATCTGCGGTGTAGGGTCTACAACTTGGGGAGCTAGACTCTTAGCTGATAGCCCGATGTTGAGGAGATACCGTTGAAGACCGTTATGGTAGTTCTCCATCGTATCTCGAATAGCGTCCTTCTCCGTTGTAGATAGTTCTAGGTCTGCTCCTAGTTGAGGATGAGATTCTAGGCTGATGCCAGGAAACGCTCCCCTCCAGTACATCTCAGCACTACCAGCGTATAGCTTCCGTAGGTCGTACAGCCGGTTGTAGACCTGCATCATCCTAGGTCTACCGAAGATTTCACTTGAACCTAGGTTGTCGGCTATGTGAACTACTCTAGTCCAGTGAACTTTATTAGTGCTGATATCTAAGCCAACACCCCCTTGATCGGTTAGCTCTGGATCATGAAACTGTACGTTGTAAAACGTAGGATGTCCGAACCTAGGACTTGTCTTGTCTGTTTCATAAGAGGCTATGTCCACTAGGCTCTCATCTACAGCTCTCACGAAGATCACGTTGAGGTTGCTGTTAGGTTCTACTGGTTCAGACAAGTCCTTACCATCGTCTAAGCCTAGGAGTAAGATACCGAACGAACCAATACCACTCAGCATATCGACTCTAGCTAAGTACTCCCAAACTACTCCGCCTTCCTCTTGTTGTAGCCAAGTGTTCGGGTTGAGAATCATGTTAAGCTCTCTCCACGCTCCTTCAAACTGAGTTTCTACTGTCGGGTCTTCGTCCTCGAATACAGCAGGATTCAACATCCAACTCTCTTGCGGCAGTACTTCAACCACCCTAGCTGCTACTGCCTCACGGTCGTAGAGCTGTCTGTAGAGATTGACGCTAAGAGACTCTGGATAGCCTACTTCGTCGTCAATGTCTCTACGTGGATCAAGAATCTTACGGAGTATATCGTCTCTCATACTCCTAGCGTTAGTTAACAGGTAGGATAGTTCCCTATTGAATGTCAGAGCATCAAACCCGCTACCATTGCTACTCGACTTGTTAGACACAAATCTACCTTTGGCATCCCTCTTAACCATCTCGTCAATCCTTTATGAAACACTGATTCCAGAACCTTTTGACTTCCTAGCTAATCCATAGACAGCTAGTACTAGACTATCTGCTTCGTCAGGCGAACACCCTAACATATCTTTCAACGTCTCTTCGTTTGAGTTCTTAGTTCTCCTGTCCTTAGGCGGTAAGTACAGTCTACCCTCTCCATCGAACAGTAATGGTAACGGAGCTAGCTGTCGCCTGAGTTCGGTTAGCTTGTCCGGTATAGCAAATCCTGTTTCGTATGCGTCTGGATCTAGGTACTCGTAGCGTAGGATACCGTACATCTCAGCTCTACGATTCTTATACGTGTACTTGTCTTCATACTCCTTCTTCCGACTCTCCTTTGACCGCATACCGCTACGGAACTTGTTAGGACTATCAGCAGCTTCACCAAATCCAACGGTCCTAACCGGAAACCCTTTAGACTTCATTAGGTCAGCGTGTTGCTTACCTCCACCCCCTCTGTCGAACACGATTTGGTTAGGACTCAGAGAGTAGAGTTGAGCTAGTGCTAGAGTTCGGTTTGGTATGACTGCGGTATTAGGCGTCTTCTCTGAGTACTGTTCAATGATGCCTAGTTCATCTATCACTGTCCATACCGTAGAGTCACCGCCTTCAGCTACGTCTACTCCCATGCTCTTAGCTTTACGGTCCCTTCCTTTCAGAGACCTAGCTAGCTCCTCAGCTCTGTTTAACCAGTCAGGCGGATACAGTAGCGTCTCAGCTCCCATATAGAACTCAGCATCTAGACCGATGCTCTGCCTAATCGAGTCCCAAACCTCTCTACGTTTCTTATACGTATAGTAGTCGATAACACCGGGTACCAAGATAGTGTTATCAGGAGTCTTACCCGCCTTCTCTTGAGCTAGACCTAGTTTGACGTTTGGACTATCGCTAGCTTTGATCTTGATGACGTTCCTAAATAGAGTCCCTTTGTGAGTTGGGTGTTCTAAGTTACCGGCAGTGACTCCTGAGAAGAAGAAGTTGGAGCAAGGGTAGCAGTTGCCGATTACTAGCTTACGGTGTGCCCAAGTATCACTAGACTCGTAAGCCTGAGAGTCAATACCACTAGCTTCATCGAACACCGCCATCGTCTTAGGTAGTCCACCCGGTCCTCTAGCTAAGTGCCTACCTAACAAAGACTCTCCCTGTCTCGTTACCTGTCCAATCAACGAAGCCATAGGTTCTAGGCTACCGTCTCTTCGTACTTGCCTCATGAACAAGTGGTTGTATTGAACCGGTAGCGGTACTCTAGACGTATCAAGAAACCTACGTATCTCAGCCCATAGTACGTCATTCAACTGATCTGCTTTAACCGACGTAGTGACTACCCTAGCCGGTCTTCGAGAACAGAAGAACCAAAGACAGATGAAAGCAGTGATGAAGTCTTTACCTAGTTGGTTGCCAGCAGGGACGAACGTCTCTTCGTTGTCTCTCACGCTGTAAACTATCTTCTTTTGCTCTCTATAGAACGTAACATCAGGCCAACAGAGTTCTTTGAACTTCATTGGGTCTATCACGTCTACTCTGTCTTTGGTCTTCGTAGCCACTATCTCAACTCCATACCGATAGCAGGCAAGTACGGTTCAGGCTTATCGCCTAGTCGGAAACTGAACGAACGAAGAATCTTCTGCCCTACGTCTTCCTCTTCAGTGATCGGGTTGATGAACACAGTACCTAGGATTCGCCTACGTAGGTTCTGCGGTAGCTTCTCTCTGTTCGTGTAGATGTTTACTTCGTCACCACCTACGGTAAGTACCGTAACAGCCCTAAATCGTCCTCTAGCGTCCTTTCCTGCCCTGATAGGTACTTTACCGCCTTCGGGACCGATAGAGCGTCCTACAGCCCTTCTCTGCCCTCTACGAAGCTTCGGTAGGGGTTTCGGTTGTCCTTCTGTGTCGTCGAACTCCTTATCAGCGTCTACTTCGTTTGTTGTTCTTTCGTCTGTCATAGTGCCTACTCCTTCACCTTAGCTTGGACTTCGATCAGACGTTCTAGGCTGTCTGGTTCGTCTAGGTTCTCAGGCTCACCGTATAGAGAGTCCCAATCGAATGGTTGACTTTTACCTGTGCCCTCACCTTTAGAGTCGAGCATCCCTAGGTGTTTCATTATCAGTTCAAGTGCTCCTAGCTTACCAACTAGCTTCAACTTGAACTGTTGGGTCTTCTCTCCGGTTATAGGGTTCTCCCTCTCTACCACTTCAAGACCGTCTATACATCGTCTCATCCTTTCTGGAATGTCCTTTAGGTTATTGATGATGATGTAACCATCTTCGTCACATAGGTCGATAGGATCACGCATTGCTATGTAAGCCAACTCACGCAATACGTCGTCCTGTTGAATCTGTAGCCTACGCTGTCGGTCTCCAAGTACCTTACCTAGATAGGCTTGGATCTTCCGTTGTTTGAGGAGCTTACCGGCAGTACTAGATGGATTCTTATAACCAACTCTCCTAGCCGCTTCAGTAGCGTTGAAGTTGGTATCAGCAGCTAGCTCCTCACAAAACATCCTTTGTTGGTCAGTCAATTTAGATGGATCAACACCACGTTGTCTTGATTTTACCAGCTGAGTTCCCATCTTTTCTTACCCTACTCCCTACCTCTTATATACACAGCAGATTTTATCTCCGGTCTTCCTGCACACCACTTTGACACACGCCAAAATTAATTCTCGATGATCAACCATATCCCATGCACCGCAACCCATCCCAATTTCGTTTTCAACCGCTGCGATGTCGTCCTCGGTAATCTCACCCACCCTGTCTAAGCTCAATCCCAAACCATACTCTACTTTCTCTTTCACTTCTAGGACCGGGTGGTCTACTGTGTACGGTCCTCCTTCTGGTGTAGTCACCACCACTATTGCCTTGGCAGAGTCTTCATGTGGTTCAATAGAGACTACTTGGAAAGGGTTAAGAAACACAGAGGAACCACTACAAGTCAGTTCAACAAACATAGTACCTACACTCCTTAGAAAAGCCTAGAACGTTATCGCCTACACAAGCTAGTTAAGCAAGCTCAGTCTACTTACGTTCCCTCAGTTCAGTCTCTACCCAAGCTCTAGCCTTATCCGAGTCTAGGTAGTACATAGGAAACGCACCACTAGTGTTTTCCGGGTCTAACCATTTGTCTTCGCAAGACACACATAGCTCTTGAATTCTCTTCAACACTAACTTGTCTACATCTTCTAGTGTTACTTCTCGGTAAAGAACAACCGGGTCTCCTCTCTGTGTAGTGAGGAAAAGTACACAGATAGCAGCGAACACCATAATCATAAACAACCCAAAGTCAGTCATGACTACATCTCTTTCTTTTAGGTCTCAAAGGTCGATACCCTTATTCACTTCGCTGCTCATCATCCTATCTAGTTCTAGCCTAGCGTTGTGGACGATGGTAGCTAAGTGGAAGTCTAGAGGACTCGTACTAGCTCTTAACTTACTCAACTCAGCAGTGAACCTAACTTGTCCGGGTTTGTCTCTAATCACTCCACTACCTAGTGTTCTCTCCCGTTGGTATTTAACGTGAATGAAGTTTCCTTCTCTCTCGATCACGATTCTTTCATTAGGCTTCAGAGCTTCTAGTTGGGGTAGTAGTTGACTCATCTTAATTGTTCTCCCACATACTTGATCGTCTAGGTTTACCCTTGATTTCGTTCAACTCCTTAACTAACTCACACACTGTACGCTCTAGGTCTTCAGTCTTATTTACCTCCTTAGTAAAAGACCAACTCAACACCCAGCTATGGATACACAGTAGACACAAAATACCGAAGCTAATCATATTCAGGTAGTTCTGCATGATGTACCACTCGCTCCCAGAGAGTATTGATCTTGTTTGTAAGCTTCCACCGCTGCTTACCCGTTACTCCGTTCTTCTTCCTCTTGAACGTAGAGACTACTCCTAGCTGTCGTAAGAACTGAAGTAGTTCTGTAGCCTTCGCTGTCGTCACATTAGACATCAACGCTAGCGACTGCTTCTCTAACCCTTCGTCTCCTCTCTCGTGTAGTATCGAACACATATTCAACACCACACCCCTAGCAGTATCCAAAGCAACTTTCTCAACTCTTCTCATCACTTCCAAGTCGATAGTCCTACGGTTCATCACGTAAGCCAAACACTTAGCAAGACGCATTAGCTGAATAGTAAGTCTAGAACCAAACTCACGTTCAGCCGATTCCGATTGCATCTTAGACGGTCTAGCTCTCATATATGCAACGAACTTACCAAGACTCATAATGTCCCGAAGAGTCTTCTCATCAACTTCGATGGTTGACATGCCCTTAGTAGCATTCTCTTTGAGCCAAGTAACGTAGCCTCCAGTCATCAACATAGCTTGACGCATTGCTGGATCGTGTTGACCGTCTTTAGACGCAGTAGCTTCTAAAGCCATGTTGTTATTAGCTCTGTTGACTACCCGCCATAGAATCTCATCCTCTAGGTCATCGTCAATACCGTCCATGATAACGCAATCTAGGAACCTCTCACCTAGCTCACTACTATCAATAGACCGCAACGAACTTGTACCACAGAGAATGAAGGTCATACGAATGCCTTCATAACTCTTGCTAGCCTTGTTCCGGTAAGACGTTCTAGAGTTCGTATCATAGACGTCTCTAGCTTCGGAAAGTATCTGTCCCAGATTAGGACTCTGAAGAAGAGTGTCCCCGTCCTTGATGACTAGCGTCTTACCGTTGACTTGGGAGATTAGGCTGTGGTCTTCTTCTCCGTCTCCGTAACCGCTATGGAATCCTCGGATAGTAGACTTAGCCAGTACGTGTGTAGAGTTGACACTAACAGCTTCACATAGAGTACTCTTGCCACAGCTAGCAGGACCGATGATCTTTACCCACAGTTGATCGCCTAGCACGTTGGTACTACTGATGCTCGCTAGCATTACCGACAAAGCACAATCCAGACCGTCAGTCCACTTCAGTGCTTTACGCCAACTCTTGATCACTTCCCGATACTTGTCTGTGATAATCAAGTCAGACGAGTTAGCCGAATCTTTAGTACTAGCCTTGTGAGTACCCTTAGCCCAAGAATCAGGAACCCTCTCTAGCTTCTGTAAGAGTCTGTTGAGCCTACGTAGTCTTATCTTTCTAGGTGATGCCTTTACCACGTCCTGTCCTTACAGTTTCTTTGTCAAGAAGTCTCGAATGTCCGTGCCTTCCGGTAGATTAGGATCAAACCCACCGTCACCCCAATTGATGTAGTTGACTTCTGTCGGGGGTTCCTTAGCTGTTAGCAGTATGTCCGCTACTCTCTGCATCCCTAGATAACCCGCAGGCTCCATAGTCTTACCGTTGATCTCCTTAGGTCGGTCACTGTCAAATAAGATGTTGACCGTCCTACCGCTAAAGAGTTTCAACCATCTAGAGTAGAATACATTCGCACCGGGGGTAGCTAATACACAGGCACTACTAAACCTATCGCTACCATCAAACCCCATACACTCATGTAGAGCTATACCGTCCCACGGTCCTTCAGTGATGTAGATGTCTTGGTACTCTTCGGAGAAGTTACAGACACCGAACAAGTTATGATCAAGACCGGGACAGCAGAGTAACTTGTTCTTGTACTGTCCTTGCTTGTCTTTGATCCGAGTGTACTTGTATAGGACTGTGATAGCTCCTTCGGCATTGTACGCAGGAACTAACCAACTCCCGTTAAGAGTCCCTAGACAAACTCCCCAGTCTCTTAGACCGTCTTCCGTTAGTAGTCCTTTCTCCTTTCTCAACTCTGTGTAGTTTTCGGTGTTGTCATAACAGTCTTTCCAATAGTCCCGAATAAACTGATAGACGTTACCACCGCCCTTCTCTCCACCGGCATCACATACAACACACCTCCAAAACCCCGTATCTATCTTGACTGCGAACTTTCCTTCACGACTACAGAACGGGCAGTCAGCAGTAGCGTTCTTGTCGCCTTCACTCCACTGTAGATCAACACCATAAAACAAATACGGTCTAAGGTGTTCGGGGTTCTCTTTGAGGACTTTACTTCTCACGTAGTCTACTCCTACACAAGACGTAGACGGCAGGAACCCGTTAAGACTCCTGCCGTCTACTAACACATCAACCAATACCTATTGTAACCGACGTAGCAACTCTGCTTGAGCTTCGTCTATTCTCTGTAGTGCTCTAGGTTGATCCTGACCCATAGCAAAGCACTTAACCATCTCACGAGCCAAGTTAAAACCGATTCCTACAATACCTACCAAATCAACATTATCAGGTTGGTTCTCTTGGTCTTCCGGTGGCTCAGCAAAACCCGACAAGTTGACGCTATAGCTCGAAGGAGCGGGAATACAACTGTCAACAACTCTAGCTTCTTCTTGTCGGTTTCGGTTCTCCTCTCTAGCAGACTCTTCACAGAACTTGTCTGGGTATCTAGTTCTAAGCTTTTCGATGTTAGCTGCCATAACGAAACCGAAGTCAAGTTGTATAGCATTACAGATAAGAGCTAGATACCAGCAACAGTCTCCTACCTCTTCTTTGATGTTTGTTTCGTCTAATCCTTGACCGTAGTACAACCACTTCTCTAGTTCAGAAGCTAGCTCTCCCACCTCACCAGTCAAACCTAACACACCGTGAATAAGTCTAATAGACGCTAACTCAGGCCAACCTGTAGTAAGCTCATTAGAGCAATCAATCAACCTATTTAGTGATCGTCTTTGGTCGCATTCTGTCCTAGACGCTGACACTTGGTACTTGCTCGGATTGATCATTGTTCAATAGTTCCTTACTTCCCAAAACACGGTATTGAATCCGGGTAGCGTTCCCCACTTAATGCTAAACGTAGAGAACTCCACAACATGACCAGGATATTTACTCAATAACTCTTGTAGCCAGTCGTAAGACTTAGGGCACAGACTTCGACGTAACAGCATTACAGCTTCAATCCCGTAGACTTGCCTACCATCTAGAGCTAGTGCGTCTCTCATAGGTAAACCGACTGCACTAGAGTAGAACAAACCTAAGCCTACAGGAGTCTGCTGAACTTCTCCTTGCAGCAAGTTACGTTCATGAGGAGCCATAGCACTGATGTAGAACTCATCGAGTCTACCCGCTCTCCTCAGTCTGTTGGCTACTCCTACTGATTCTAGTCTTCCGATGTTGTAGTATGTATCTCCTCCTCTTTTCCGGTTTCTAAAGTGAACCTTACCAAAGTACTTAGCTGACTTATACTCTTCGTAGTTATCCCAAGTCAGGCTAGCGTTACCAAACAACCCTTGTTTGTAGTACTTAACGAACTGAGCTTTGTTGTTGATAGGTCCGTTAGGTAACACGGGTAGCTTCCCGTCTTAGAATCCACTCGCTAGCAGCCATCTTCCAAAACGAGTCTTCAATATCGTTAGTAGCATCAATAGCTTTGATAGTGTCTCTTTCTTTGTAGTAGTAGTGGGCACGCATCATAGGAGAAGCCACTTTACTAATGAACTCACTTTGACCTTCCCATCTACTAGTATCTCCTCTGTATTGAGGAGCGATAGTAGTGAAATCCGTGCAGATCGGTCTATGTACGTCGAAAGGTACTCTAGCTCCATTCTCTGTTAGACTCTTGTTGATACTGATGTAGTTATCAGCGTGTCTAATGTATCCTTCGGGGTTCCATCTACTAGTGTAGACGTGAAGGTTATTGGTGAATTGATTGTATCTACCGATAGGAACATTCACCATCCTAGCTACGTATTCCTGAAGGAAAGAGAAGTGAACGACGTTCGCACCTAACATTCCCCAGATTAGATCATTGCTGCGGTTGCAGACAGTCATGTCCAGCTTACCGTCGTTGATTAGAAAGTAAGCATGAGTGTTACAGGGTACGTCTTTACCACCGTTCATAGCGTTGTGAAGGTCTCTCTTACCTACAGGACCTTCAGGGGTAATCCAGTTCGTAGAGTCCCACATCTGTAGAACACACCTACGACTATCCGGGTTGTCTTTCAATTCTTCACTAATAGCGAGAATCTGATCAAACCCAAACTGATTCCTCCACCTCTTACCGTAAGCACCGTGTAGAGTCTTACCGTCATCGGAGTATCTACCGAAGTCCTTGATGTAATAAAGCAGAGGCTCTAAGTCGTCGCTACCGGACAACATCCAAAGAGTCTCGAACACATGGAAGAACGGGTTGCAGTCTCTAATAGGATTCAACAGGACTCTATTGGTAGGGTCTGTGAATGTGATATTGACTGGTACCAAGAGTTGGATAACGTCTCCATCCCTACTATTACGTCTAGTCATCAACCTGTCTTCGTACGAGTATTCTTCAGTTCGAGTCTCGTACCTGTAAAAACCTAAGACTAAATCTTTGAATGCACTCTCCACACTAGAGTGCTCGAATCCAAAGCCTTCATTCATCCTACTCAGTCTTTCGTTAACCACAGTACGTCTCCACACTAGAAAGGAAGATGACTTAGAGGGTAGTTGCTGTAGCGATACATAGAGTTCCCAACCGTAGGAAACACGTAAGACCTACCACCACACAACTCGAACTTGTCGCAGTTAGTATCGCTATCGTCTATTAGTATTGTAGTAGGTTTAGCAAGTAGCTCCTTATGAGGTGTTAGCATGAACCGATCAAATTTTTTACCGAACATAGACTTGATCCATCGAACCTTACCTGAGTGACTTGTGTGGCATCGACTAGGTGAAGATACGATGTACCACCTATTGCCTACGAACGACTCTACCCGCTCAATCAGTTCCTCGAAGTAGTTAGTCGGCAGTAACTCGAACCAGAAACTCTCTCCGGCTTCGTGTATCGGTTTCCAAAACTCGTCTAGAGAGCAACCCAACACGTCTGGTAGATGCCAGTTCCCAGGATGATCCCGTAACCACACCTCGTCTAGCATCTCTCTGTCTATGTCTATCAGCTTGCAGTACCCTCCAACGAAGTCGGCCAGAACCCCATCAAGGTCCAGAAACACGGTGAAATCAGTCAATTCTTGAGTCCTCCAAAGAATTTTCAGAAAAGTTGATGGTTTGGAGTTGTCTTCTACCGATAGCTAGATAAGAATCTTCGGTGTTGAGTCAATTGGCGACTCACGCAAAAACAAACTCAGGTCAATCGAAAGGACCGCCAAGATGCCTACCGCAACCCCGAAGAAGAAGACCGTCAAGAAGTCCTCTGCTAGCAAGACGGCTACCCCGAAGAAGAAGGCAGCAGCAAAGAAGACGACTACGAAGAAGAAGGCAGCAGCAAAGAAGGTAGCTACAAACAGTAGCGGAAGTAAGTTGGGTAAGCCTTTGATGGCTATTCTCGAAGTACTCAAAAAGGGTAAGTCACTTACCCGCTCTGAAATCTCTGCGGCTACAGGTATCAAGTCGGGTTTCACCTCATACCTAGGCCAAACAGACCCGGAGAAACGGGAAGAGGGAAGCCTCCTGGCACGTAAGCTTATCAAGATCGAGAAACACGATAGGGATGGTAAAGACGTGTTGGTTTACTCTATCACAGCTACAGGTAAGAAAGCAATATCAAGCTGATTAAACCCGACCGGACATAAACCCCACTAGAGCTACTTTGTTCTAGTGGGGTTTTTTCGTCAATTCTGCTATGTGGTCTGGATTGTTAGTACCTACGAGTGGTATATCTACCCACCTAGAAGCTTCCGTAAACGCCTCTGATGCCGTTTTGCGTAGCCTCCCCTGGTCTAGTGTGCTATGCCCTAGTGTCAGCATTCCTACTGATTTGCAGTATGGCAATATAGACTCACAAGCTCCCAGGTCATTCGAGTTTAACCGGACTTGTACCGACGACAGGTCATAGCCGAGAGACATCAGGCACCGTCTAACCGCTGTTATCTGACCTAGAGAGTGGTTGGATACTCCTACGTGAAGAACCGTTCCGTTGTCTAACAGTTCTGCCAGTCCTTCGCAAGTTTGCTCCACCGAAGGTCCGCCTTCGTAGTTGGGCCAATGTATCTGGTACAAGAAGATAGAAGACACTTTCAGTCTATCTCTAGACCGTAGACCAGCATTGATTACAGCAGACTTGGACATATGGTTTCTTGCCACCTTTGTAGCAATCTTTGCTTTACATCCGGTTCTGCTGTAGATTTTACCTAGCTCTGTCTCTACTTTTCCATACCCATAACTTTCTGCGGTATCAATCAAAACTAGACCTGATTCAGTTACTTGATTGATTACGTCTTCATTGTATTTCCACTTATAAGAACCCCAACCCAGTCTATGTTTTGCTCCACCTATTACTTCGTCTCTTATGCGGTGGTTTTTACTGACTTTCTTGTCTACAGTTAGTATAGTCCCTCTATCTTGATTACTAAGTTGCTGATTCCAATTGTCATAGTCTTCAAGTCTTCCTCTACACTTGTTAGACCACATCAGTCCTCTAAGTCGGTCTCTAGCTATACTGTTCATAGAATGATCTCCAACACCTTGTCTGCAACAAGCTTAGATAGACCTAGACCTAATCTATGTCCACCGGTGGCAACTACGATTCTGGAACTTACTTTATCGACCAAGAACCTATCTAGGACTGGTCTATAGCCTGTCTGTATCTTAACTGATTTGGGACTAGCTACTACAGTGTCCATAACCGTTCTTAGGTTTTTCAGTTTGTTGGGGCTTTCGACTTTCTCTGCTGTATCTCCTACTTTGAGTCTTCCTTTTGTCCAAACCCTAACCGTGTGTTTTACATAGGGTTTTATCATTACTGATACTGGAAGTTCGGTAGTTGGCTTACCTTTACAAGTTATACCTCTACCCAACAACTTACCAACACCTATCGGACTCATTCTACATACTTCGGTAAGTACAGAATCGGTTCTATACCCCGTCGCTAGTAATACAGACTTTGACTTAACAACAAACTCCTCTCCATTATCTATATTAGTGTAGAAAGTCTCTACGTAGTTCTGATGTTCTTCTATGTTCGACACTCTTCCTACCCGCCTGATGTCGTTTACTTGGTCGGTAAGTGTCTCTGGTTCCGGTAAGTAGATTACTTTGCTTCTAGGTCTTATAGGTCTGTCTTGGTACATATTCCAAAAGTACTCAAGAACTTCATAGCCACCCACCGTCTTTAGCCAATCTATTGATTCACCTAACTTACTTCTGTCTAGGTTTTGAGGCCAGTACTTCGAGAAAATGTCAGAAGAGTAAGCTCCAGGATCGCAAACAGCCGAAGCATTTCTACTTCCTGATTGTTTGTCTCCATCATCTATTATACAGCAGCTAATTCCTTTAGACCTAGCTACATTAGCAGTAGCACTTCCCCAATAACCCGATCCCACTATCGTTAGGTCTATTGTCTTGTTTCCTACGGATTTTCTCGTCACCATAGCTTTCCTCTCTTTCCTGCTCTGTATAGTTGTTGAGCTAGCCTAACACGACCGAATCTAGCAAGACTCTTTCTCAAAGCTTCTACGTCTTCTCCTACTTCGTAGTGACCGTTGAGATGACTCTTCCACTTACATAGAATCGTCTCAGCCTCTTGCGGTCCTAACGGTCTATCGAACGTAGGTGGAGCTAGGTAGCCGTCTAAACTCTCTAGAATATGCTCCGTAGCCCATCTATTTCGCTCTCTAACGTCCTCTGTTGCTTCGGATGGGTTTCGATACCTATCCTGAGCTAGAGACGCTCCTACCTTCGGAGAATCGAATAGGAACACGTCTTCTACCGGAAAGACTACCGGAACACCTAGAACTCTCTCTAGCATGTCGGCTACCTTGAATGAGATCCAAGGTCCGAACCCTACCCAACGCTGAACGTGTAGCATCACCTCAGTAGATTGAATAGGTTTCTTAACGTCTATCGGTTTGAATAAACCGTCTAAACCTACATCACTCAGGTAGTTAACAGACTTGGTAGCGTTATCTCCCCTGAAGTGTCTACGCTCAGGACACCTAGGGTACTTCTTAGACTTAGCCGCAGTCATCATAGCGTTCCAGTAGTCTTTCTTATACGTTATCCAACTGGCAGTACCGCTATGATAAAAACACCAGTAAGCTAGTAACCACTTCCGTAGTTGTACCTTACTCATGTTTGAGTTAATCAACACCGTATAGACTGGGTCTAAGTCTTCGTTGTCTAGGAGAGACTTACCAAACTCAATCAGTTCTAGCATCTTGGACAGGCACCTTTAACTCGACAAGACGTAATGCTCGACCTTCACCAGCAATAACGTCACCACACCTAGGTTGTCCTGGGTCATCTTCGTTTTCGCTTGCACAATACAAACAACCCGAAGGTGGGCATTCGTCTACTTCTCGGAATAGTTCATCTGGATTGTCCCTAGTAAATACCGGAACACGCTGCCCGTGGCACTGGTCTGCCGTAGTGTATTCCCTACCGATACTGACTCCTGTCTTGCTAGTTATGTTTCCTTGTTCGTCTCTTTCGTAACGATACTCGTAGCAAGTGGCGTAGGTTAGTCCGTACCGTTTGGCGTATTTACTATACATCTCATGGGCTTTTAGTCTGTACTCTTCTTCTACACACCTTTGTCCGCCCATGTTGTCGGTAAACAACTCCTTAAACTTCTCTCCTCTTTCTCCAAACCTCTTAACCATCCTCTCTTCCATACTGTTAGCCCAAGAGTAACCCGCTTCGACAAACTTAACGATGACGTGGTCTGCTCCTGCCTCAGCTAGCCTCTTGAATAGCTTAATGATGTCAGCATGAGAGGTTACACCCGGAATAATTGGATTGACTTGAATAGAGACATACACACCTTTGTTCTTGATCCTTGTGATGTCTTTTAGATGTCCTTTCAAGCTAAGTGCTCCGGGGGAAAGCCTACGAAAGTCCTCTGGAACTGATGTGTTGATAGACTTCTGAGCGTAGCTATAGGGATTCTGGGTCATAAGGTCGATAGCCCATTTAGGGTATCTCAACCGACTAAGAAAGAAGATAGGCAAACCAACCTTCACAAACTCTTCAGCAGCGTATTGGGTGTTATGATAGATACTCTCCAAAGGTAGAAACGGATCAGTAAATGATGAGAAGTAACCCGCTGCTCCACGTCTGACTTTACGTAGCTGTTTCCTGATCTGTTCTCCGTAGTCCATAGGGACAGTGATAAGTCCGGTGCCACGATAGCCTCTGAACCCGGAGTTAACGTAACAGAAAGCACAACCAACAACACACCAACCACCGTAAGGTTCAGTTAGTATAGCTTCAGTGAAACACGGTCTAGGTCTAACATTGTCTGGTTCGTGTAGACCTTTGTACCAACCTTGTAGCTGCTTTGCTTTATCTATCCGAGTATGTGGGTATGGTTCTAAATAGGCTCTGACTTCCTTCTTGTCTTCGTCTTTAGCGTTTCTGACCATACCCACCCGAACGTCTCTGACCTTAACTTTACGTCCGAAAACTTCATCATAGACTGTTTTGATTTCAGAAAGATTCTCCCTAGGTTCTGGACGCATGAAATAGTTGTAGACGGTATTGGCTGTGTGTTCGTCTTCACCTACAGATTGAGTTGTGATCCAGCTTTGTTCTTGGTCCATTAGGTAACCTCACTCAGAATAGAACTAGAAATTTTAACAACCTGCTTGAAACTTAAAACCCGACAATAGACACCATTCTGTCTTAATCGGGTTCTGGCTCGTTCTATAAGCTTGACCCTTTTTATTGTGTTGTGTGTATTTAGGGGTTTGTCGTTACCTGCGTCTAGTCTTCTTTGTTTTACCTGTTCAATACATTTATCTGTATCGGTATTAAGAAATAGAACCCTAACATCGTGACCTATCTCTTTTAGTTCTGTGGTCCACTTGACGTCTTGACTAAGAAGTAAACCCTCACACAATACCAGGTCTACATTGTTGGGGCTTAGTGACTGAACCCTCTGTATAAGGTCAAACACTGATCTAGCTGAACCTACATTGTCACATCCTCCGCAAGTTGACTCATAGTGACCTAAAATACAGACGGACCCACTATAGTATCCAATCGGTTTTCTACGTCCTTCTTCAATTATAGGTACTAAGTCTAGACCCCCTATTATCTCTCTCATAGCTGTAGTCTTTCCACTACCGCTAGTTCCTCTTATCTGAAGTATCAACAACCTACAAACTCCTTGTACTTAGACTTCGGTCTTCTACCATCAAAGAGTGTCCTTTCATACTTATCGAACTCACACAAACAGTTCTGGTAGTCTATTGCTTCGAGTCGTTTTGAAATACTTCTAGGTATTAGAGACTTGGTGTATTCTAGTACGTCGGTACCAAACCAATGATTAAACTCTGTTTGGCTCATAGGTGATTTTATGTCTCTACCTAACAACCTATTCATTCCTCTTCGACTACCCGGACCAATAGCAGCCCACCTCAACCTATCCTTAAACACCACCGAAGTGGCCCACCTAAGATCAGCAGCTACTTGACCCGACATAAAAGAACCCATATTCCAATAATTCGATAGCGACTCAACCAATCTCTCTAATCTGTTATGAATCACTAATGGGTTATCTACAAACTGCTGGCAGTTTACTTTGATTACCATTTCAGACTTATCTGGCCAACCTTTAGATGCTCTTATAATATAGGCTCCGTTGAACACCGGAGCACTACTTTGTTCGGTTTTGTACTTCTCGATTCTAGCTAGGATTCTTTTAGGCTCCCACCGTGTAGGGAACCCGATAGCATCTAGAGTAGATGGTTGATTAAAGTGACGAGCCAATACACAAGCCAACACTATGTTCTTGTGATCTTTGTAGGGTTCATACCAATTCTTGAGAAGCCACTGACTAACTCTATCGTCCATCCTACGGACATTACAGAATCGGTACGTATTAAGAATCTCGTCATCGGTCCAAGGTCTAGGCTCACCGGCTTCCTTCTTCAGTCGGATACTCTCCCTCTCAGTGATCCAATAGACTAACCTCTCAAACGGGTCTAGCTTCTTAACGTCTTCTATGTTCATAGACCTAATCCTTCTGCCCAGTTGTGTTCGTGGTACTCACAGCTTACCGGAGTAGGAATACCGAAGTCATCTCCACCTAGTTCCATGATCTTCATCACTTCTTTCATGATCGGTAGATTAGTCTTCCAAGGTTCAGTACCGCTACCCTTAGGAAAGTCAAACACAAGCTCATCGTGAACCTGCATCACCATATAGTAGCCTCTTGATCCTTTCTTACGGTTAAGGTCGTCTAACATCTCTTGAACTCTAACCATAGCCTTACACATCCACCACATAGCCGAACCTTGAACGTGGTAGTTAAGAGGAATCGTAGGCTTAACTCCACCCCACCTAGTACGAGTACAGTAAAGAGGGTAGCCACGTTCTGGGTCTACTGTGCGGTCTGGAATCGTCTCTACGTAACCGTACCGATTGGCGAAGTCTACCCACTTCTGATTTAGCTTAGCTTTCTCTGTAAGACGATCAGCGATGATCTTCTGTGCTCCGGGTACATGGTAGGCTCTATCTGCTGTCCCTGTACCGTCTTCTTTAGCTACTGCCCCGTATTGGTCAGCAAAGTTACCATTCTTAGTCCACTGGTACCAAGTGCTAGCATACTCCTTCTTACAGTCTGCTCCGTGCTTCTTAAACTTGTCGGGGTGAAGAATAGAGAAGATCAGAATGTGGTAACTGCCGTAATAGGGTGGTTCGTCCGGCTTCTCGAATATCTCAATCATCGCAGGTTCACCGCTCTCGTAGGCAGGTAACCTAAGCTCTATGTTCTTGGCATCACAACTCCACCACTCTCTACCTAGTGCTGGACCGAAGCCTTGACGTAAGTTGAAACCCTCCTTCTTGCTGATGTTCTGTTCGTTAGGGTTGCTGCTAGACCAACGAGTAGTGGCTGTACCGGTAGGGTTAAGACTAGGGTGAAGAACTACCCAAGGTCCGTTAGGTCTTCTGAGAGGAAGCCAGAACCGCTCATAACTCTCCATGTAGCTAAGTGCTGTGTCTCGCTTGCGTTTGTTTCCTAGAGCACGAACAAAGTCTAGCTGTGGACTAGGATCATCCAACGTAAACTCGTAGACGCTCAACACGTCTTTGTTGAGTAGGGGTAACCCGGTCTTAGGAGACTTAGCAACTACCGGAAGACCTATGTGCTCGAAGCAAGCTGACTGAAGTGACTTGTTACTACCGCTCTTAGGCATAGAGAGTTCAGCACCATACATGCCCGCGATAGTGCAGCAGATGCGTTCAGCTTCTTCGCTCTGATCTCTATACTCATTAGTGAGTGCTCTAAACCTACTACGGTTAGCTGTGATACCTTTAGACTCCATACCGTAGACGACTCTAGGAATCTTACACCTCTCTTCGTAGATGTGGTCTAATCCCTTCTCCTTAATCAACTCCATGTGCCGTTCATATATCTTGACCGTACACTGGCTGTCCATATTAGCGTAGTCACTAAGAACATCCCACCAAGGATGATCACTAGGGTAGTCCTCTTTTTGAGCGACAAGCCTAGGAAGCCAAGTGTCGTTTTTCCATACTTTGTCCTTAGCACTAGGTAATTGAGGAAGACCTTTCTTGGCTATTAACCAATCAGGTCTGTTGTGCTTAGCCCAATCCCTAGCCTGCTTACATGCTGTCTCTAAGTCGTTGTCATACGGTTTGACATTAACACCTAGATAGACTAGAGCCAGTGTTGTAAGGTCTTTGGGTTGGTTAGACGCAAGCAAGTGAGCCGATATAAGAGTGTCCCTAACCCTAGACCAATCAAGGTTCGGTACAAAGTCCCCATCAAACAAGTAGTCTAGAGCAGCTATATCAAACTTAGCATTCTGAAACACTAACAGTTCAGCAGACTCTAACTTGTCCCAAACGTCTTCTAAGTCTGACTCAGCTACTTCAGGCTTACGAGTGTAGGGGTCTACGTACCACTCCCAGTAGTCTTGAGACTTATCTATCACACTTGTGCTAGTCGTTACTGCGAATGCCCTACAACCATGCTTTAAGTCGATTCCTGTCGTCTCTGTATCTACTGCAAGAATGCTAGTCATAGCCTGTATGTGCCTTCCTCCACTCGTCAAACGAATTGTAGAGCGGTTTGTACTCTTTCATTGTACCGTCTACTTCAACTACTAACCGCCAATCTCCCCATTCTGCTGTCGGTCCTTCGTAGGGTTGTTTGGCTCTTAGTCCGGCTGTGTGTAGTACAGAGTCTCCGTGCTCTATCACTGCCCGATACTTAGCGTGAGTGATCTTGCCTTCTTCTCTTAGTGCTTCGAGTCTACCGCTGTGAACGTAGTTATGACACAAGTGACAGAGCGGAACAGTCTCTACGTAGTAGTGTCTACCAAGCAGATAATCTGTCTCGTAGACTTCGTGTCCTTCTAGCCACTGTCTGTACCTAGCTTTGAGTTTATGCACACCGCAAGCTAGACAGTGATAGTAGTTGGATTTGTAGGACTCTTTCCTAGTCTTATCCCACCAACTCTGTCCTAACACAACTCGTGGAGCTAGACCGTGCATAGGCTTCGGAATGTTAGGACACAGAAGTAGCTCAGGCTTTCTCTTAACTAGCGTCTCTTTTCTTCGGCTACGTTTCTGTTCCTTAATCAACTTCCTTGTCACTGCACTCCGTTTCTTAGCCATCAATCAACCTTTTATGTATCCAGTACCGTCACAAGGAAAACACTTTCCATTCTTACTAGACACACCAGAACCTTCACAAGCCTTACACCGTCTTTTGAGAGGCTTGAGCTTCTTCTTAGGTTTCTTCTTCATCTACTCAATCCGTACAATTGGTCGAACCGGAGTACTCGTTCACCCGCCTCTTGTGTTCGTAAGTTGATCGTTCGCACCCGGTGAAGCCACCGACCATTCTCCGTACTAAAGCATCTTCCACTTTTCACGAAACGTCTTCCAGGTGATTCGTCCTCGCCAAATACCAGGGTCAGACACCAAAATTCCCGCGTCATCAAAGCTCACGACATGGCACGTTCGGCCATGCGGTTTGCGGATAATACAGCTACCGGACTTCATGCCCGACATTTCCGCAGCCCGAACTGGATTACAAACCTCGCACCCCTCAACTACCAAACGAGTCTGCATGTTACAACTACATCTGACCATTGCTCTGACCGCCATCACAACCTCTCTCAGCAGTAGTAGTAGTGCTCCGGGTAGGACTCGAACCTACAACCAAGACATTATGAGTATCCTGCTCTAACCTTTGAGCTACCGGAGCTAAGTAGTACTCCCATCAGGACTCGAACCTGAAACCTACGGTTTAGAAGACCGTTGCTCTATCCTATTGAGCTATGGGAGCCTAGTGGTCGTGGAGGGACTCGAACCCTCATGCCCGAAGGCACTAGAACCTAAATCTAGCGTGTCTGCCAATTTCACCACACGACCATAAAGAGAGCAGGCAAGAAGCTAGGTGGAGGACAAAACCTAACAACTTGCCTGCCCCGACCGAAAACAGTCCAGACCCTGCTTGAATCCTTAAGCAGCTTTCCCGTTGATCCTAAGAGTAGCCCAGACCTAGACCGAACTGTCGACGTTAGCTAGTCCGATCTTCCTACGGTCTACTCTTCTGATAACTTATCCCAACCGACACTCTTATAGAGCTTGCCGTTATCTAGACTCTTGAGGTTAACCGTCTTCTTGGATTTGAAAACAGCAGTGACTTCGCATTCAACAGACTTGCGAGCTTTTGGAGGCTTGAAGAGATATACATCACCTTTCTCCGGTTCAATCTCCTCTTCCTCTTCTTCTTCTTCTTCAGTCTCTTCTTCCTCTTCGTCTTCTTCTCCTAGTTCGTTATCAGGAGAGTCTAGAGCTTCCGCTACTGCTGCCCAAGTGTTGTACTCGTTAGGGTCAATACCCGCTTCTTCACACATAGCATTAAGAGTAGCCTCAGCTTCTTCGTCTCCTTCGTCTGCTAGCTCTGCCAACTCACTAGCAGACTGTTCTTCTTCTTCTTCTTCTTCCTCTTCATCTTCCTCTGGCTCGTCTTCTTCGCTCTCATCTTCCTCCTCTTCTGTTTCTTCTTCGTCTGTCTCTTCCTCTTCGTCTTCGTCTACTACTTCGTCATCTTCGGTTTCGTCTTCTACTTCGTCGTCCTCTTCTCCTTCTTCAAAGTCTTCAATAAACTTACCCCACTGCTCATTAACTCTTGGGTTGGGGTATTGTTTAGTAGCTTCACCCTTCCAAGTACGGAACGAAAAGTGAGGAGCAGACTCCTTCAACTCTTCGCAGGCTTCTTCCAAGTCGTCTAGTTCAAGACCTTCGGTGTCTAGTCCTAGTTTGCGAAGAGTATTAAGCACCCAAGCCAAGTGATCATCAAACGTAGCTCTCGAACGATTAGGAGTATCGTGAAGAGGTTCAATGATACTAGTTCTAAGACCTTGGACCGGAACCTTAGTACCGTCATCCATAGTTACTGTCTTAGGACTCACTACCGTACCGGCAGCGTAGAAGAACAGTTCACCTTTGTTGTCGCCTTTCTTGTATGTGTCGAACTTAACTTCAACCAACTGAGCTATACCGTGTTCAATACCCTCGGGCAGTGACCCACCACCGGGTAAGACCGTCTCATCTCCTTTGTGTGCATCAAATGCCTTACGTCCTTTACTACCCAACTTAGCTGCCAGCGATGTCTTAGCCTTCTTTACCATCTTCGGTTTTGTCCTTGTTGTGTCTGAAACAGATTTGAGCTTTAGGCGTTAGTACTTCAGTCCTGAATACCTTAATGTGGTCTGGAGCTACTACACCTAACTTGACATAAGACAGTCCAACGTGGAAGATTTTGATTCTTATGTCTTCAGTAATTACCAGCGTCTCATTCTTCTCTAGTTCTATTTCAATCTATTGTCCTCCTTTGATAAGTTTGTCGATATCCTCAAAAGTCGGGTCTACGATACAGTCTGGATACACTGTTCCCTTAGGTAACCGGAACTTTGTCGTATAGGTCGCATCAGGAGCAACCCGTAGGCAATACTCTATCTTACCTGTGTCTACAACCCGTTCCTTAACCTTACCACCAATCTTACTCTTCTTAACCTCCATCTTGCTTCGTTTGAACGTCTGACAGATATAGTCACAAGCAGGATTCAACCAACCCACAACACTAGGAGTAAGAGCACTAGCAACGTAAGGAAGAATAACGTCACTATCATCCGAAGGTGTAAAGTCTCTTTCTTGAGCTACGATAACTATGTGCTGCTGAAGGTTGAGTAGCTGACGTAGACGCTCCTTCATTTGGACTGCTACTTGACCCCAGTCCTGTTGTTGAGCGATACCCCAACTAAGTTGAGCAGGAATCTCGTCTAGCTCTAGAACTTCCTTCAGTACCAAGTCTTGAAGACCGCTAGCATGATCTAAAACAATAGTCTGAAACTTCGAGTCTTTAGCATACTCAACCAATTCGTTAAGCTCACCAGAACTCTCTAGGTTTACAGATTCGATCTGCTTACGAGCATCCAACGGAACGCTACGAAGCTCACCGCTACCTACACCCCCACTACAGATGATCGTCATGATAGGTTTAGGGAAGCTACTCCAAAACGTAGTCTTACCGCTACCACTCCTACCGTAGAGATTGATTTTATAGCCTACGTCTTCAACCGACATAGGTCCAAGTCTATCTAACACTCCTCCAGACTTCTTATTAGTCGTTGCTGTTGGTTTCTTCTTAGTCGGTCTCTTAACTCTCTTGACTGTAGGCATCAGTCCTCCAATTCAGGATAGAAGCTGTCGTTAAACTCAAGCTCTGTATTCGATCCTTCGTCTAGGTACGTATCGTAGTCCGTAGGTAGTCCAGCACTAATAGGATTGAACACCCCATAAGGTGTCCTGTAGTTGATTTCTGAAGAGAATGGTTCGGCTAGTCCTTCATCGCTAGACACAAAGTCCCACCACTTACAGAACTGTTCTAGTACGTTTCTAAGAGTTTGTTTATAGAACCGTGTAACGTCCATCTCATCTAGTTGAACGTCAAACCTAGAGAAGAACTCTTCAGGCTGTTCTCTAATAACGCTACCAAGTCTCTCGTAGAACTCCGGCAGGCTTTCTCCTTTCGGGTTAGTCTTAGTCGGCTTCTTCTGAACTATGCTGCCCTTACCGCCTGTTAGCGGTCTCTTCATTACGTTGTAGAAGATGTTTTTGACGGGTTTATATGGTAGACCGTATTGATAGACAGCAGCAGACTCTTCGAGCGTTAAGACGTAGAACATCGTCTGAAAGTCAAACGCTAGTTGAGACGCCTTCTTGTCTGGATTGTAATACATCCCTCCATGAGCTTTGTTTTCACATAGAGCTAGCGACTGGTTTTTACCGCTACCGACTAAGTCAACACCGTCCCACTTACCCTTCAAATAGACGTTAGCAAGACGAGAGCCACCGACGTTAGGTATAGCGATTCCAATACAGAATACTTGTTCTCTAAGTAGTGGTTCAACTTTCTTGCGTGTTAGCTGCTTCTGTCCTTTCCAGTAGTCTAAGTAGACTTCGTATTGGACAAGACACACACTCATCCACTTAGCAATAGTCTCTTGTTGTAGCGGGTACTTCTTAGCGAGTTTGGTAGCATAGTTGGTTATAGCTTTCTTCCAGTCCTTGCCTTTACCGTGTGCTTCCTCTGCTTCATGAAACATATTACCATACTCAAGACCTTCTCTAAACGTCTCTGGTCCTTTCAATCCTTCAACAAGTCTAATCCTAGACCGCTCTCTACAGACTAGCCACTGTTGAAGCATGCTCTGAGTTATTCCCCCGTTCTCTTTATAGTACGGTCCTGCCCACACCGGTCTCTTCTTCGACTTAGACATCCACCTACGTCCTCCGATAGAACCTACATCCCCTACAACCTATTATAAACCCTAAGGCAACCCCCTAGAAAGGGCAGCTAACCTCTTCAAATAAGTCCGAGAGCTGAACTATCTGTTGCTGTATAGCTAGTCCTCTCTGACTGATGTCAGCTCTGAGAATAGCCGCAGGGTGTACAATCTCTACCGATGCTGTGTCCCTATACCACTCGTCGTCTTTGACAATCTTAGGCAACCACTTAGCAGCTAGCTTACCCACACAAACGAACGCACAAGGCTTAGCTACTCTAATGAACTCTAAGAGTCTTTCGGAGCAGGCTTGAATATGTTCCTTATGAGGTTCGTTGATCTTGTTACCGCCTAGCTCATCTTTAGGTATGCAACAGACCAAGTTAGTAAACGCTAGACGTACTTCACTCCCTCCAGCTTGTTCGATGGTAACGTCTAGTAACTTACCAGCAGGTCCAACAAATGGTTTACCTAGCACGTCTTCCGATTGACCCGGAGCTTCTCCGATAAACAACACGTCACAAGGTAGCTTACCTCTAGCTAGCACTGTCTTTCTTCGTACGTCACACAATTCACACTCAGTACAGTCTATCCACCGTTTCTTGAATGTAGTGTACTTTGACATCAGTTACTGTCCTCCATGTATTGTACTGCTCTTTGTAAGTCTTCCTGAGTCTTTAACCCTCTCTCAAGTTCCTCCGCGGTGTAAGCAAACCCAGGGACTAAGCTATCTGTAGGTAAGTTGGTAGTGATATTATCTACGTCCATACCAAACACTTCAGACAACCTAAACGCTAGCTGACTTCTTTGCATCAGAACCAACCTACAGAACTCCTCCAACTCCTCTCTAGGTAAGTCTGCTACAAACTGTTTGACCCTAACGATTCTCCTGTTGGACGCTCTGATAGCTTCTTCCCTAGGTAACACTGTTCAATCTCCTTCCGTATTCAGCGATCAACAAAGCATCACAAGTGGATTTGGTTATCTTATCATAGGGAAACAACTGCTCTGCTTTGTTGAGTAATCGGGTCTTGAATTGTGTCTTGGTCTCGTTAGGTTTCCTAGCGACTACACCTAAACTCTTCTGCCAAGTCCTAGGTGTAACGTATTCATAGGAGAATCTACTAGCGGTGAGAGCCATCTGTAGCATTCCGTAGTTCTCACCAAACGTGAACATAGACTTTACACCTTGACCCGGCATAGAGTGAACTTTCTCTATGTAGGCTCTAGTCCTATAACCGTGTTCCGTTGCAACCATATCTAACCACTCAAAGATTCCTTTGACGGTTTTAGGCATAGCTACAGCATCCCAAGACTGATCAGGATAGATAACTGCTAGTCCTCCGGTCTTACCTGGATCAATACCTATAAATGTGTCTTTGCTCATCGAACTCTCTCCATCTTTCCGAAGCAAGTTATGCTCACACTGTTTTCAACACAGCTTATGGTGACGTTGTATCTACCTGACTGAGCTTTGTTGCGGACCTGTTGCATCATGGATTTGATAGTACAGTCGAAGTCTACTCCTTGAACCAGGTTGGTCGTCTTACCCTTCTTGAAGATACTTTTCCAGTTGTACTTACTCATCCTCTCCCTCTCTTCTTAACCTTTGTCAACTTCATGTGTTCTGGGTTGATACAGTTAGGAGTACCGCAGATAGACTTAACTGACCTGTCTTTCATCAATCGTTTTTCTGAAGGAGAGGCTGTGAAGTGATAGAACATCAGTCGTCTGACCATGTACCTAGTACCGTCTATGATCATCGTAGCGTAGCCAGCAGCAGACGTAGTACCGAACCAACTCCAGCAACCTGTCAAACCGACCTTGTAGTTACCTTCAATACGTCTCTCTAGTGTCTCTTTGGTTACTTTCAACTTACTACTCCTAACAAGAACAACAAACCGACTACAGGTAATACAACCAACCAAGCGAACAGACCTAAGTAGACACCAATCAACATCAGGAAGTAGATAGTGTCACTCCTGTCGTCACGTCACACCCTCTCGCCCCGCAACATCGCCACGATATCCCGGCCAAGGCTCTGCCAGCACAAAATGCTAAGCGGCACGCGCTGAACCTCTACCAATAACACGCGGCCACTGTGCTCATGCGACGCCTCGATGAATTGCGTTTCCGGCTGCCACTCGAATCGCCAGCCCTCGCTGCGAGCGTGCTCGTAGCGGTTCGGTCGCCGATGCTCCCAGTGGTCGACTACGTCGTCAAACGTGATGTCGAAATCGCGCCCGTCATTGTGCTCGCCACGCGGATCGCACACCGTCAGCCTCCGCTGGTCAGTGACCACGCCCCGAACCAGCATGATCATGTCGTTGCCGATGTCGACCAAATCGTCCGGCTCATAACTAGCCGATGCTGCGGTCTCATTCTCGTTGCTCATACCATCCTCGCTTTCTGTTCGCCGCTGATCGCTGACGTTATCCGCCAGCTTCTTGACGAAAGCGTTCCCATTGCGCCACCATAAAATCCGCCAGTTCGTTTCTCTCCTCAGCCGTCAACCGTCGAGGGTGAATCAATTCCGCGTCGTATCCTCCGTAGACCATTCCCCCAGCAATCCCGATAATCCCATGGTTTGCGTATTCGTCTCGCCCGGTCGTTTCAAACGTCACTGTGTCGCCGTTTATTTTCATTTTGCACCAAAGAACGGATAACAAGGCGTTGCACGGGAGCCGCCGGCAACGCGGGTTTTGAAATCAATGTCGTTCACGGCGGCCCCGTGAACTTGGCCGTTATCCGTCGCATTCTTTACAAATTGCATCCGTGCAACCATGTGATGCCTTTCGGTGTTCGCGGTTGAGCCTAGTTCTACATGCCGCCAACCTAACCAGAAGCTCCCTGCAAGCATCGGCAAGATCAATAACCGTCTGATGGCAGCTCTCTCCTGATTCAACCCACTCTGGCGTAATGCGCCGCAACGCTTCGTGCACCTCACGATCCTGACCGTCGCAAAATACTGTCATCTCCACCCCGTCGCGTATCTCAACCCGAGTACCAATTGACGGATAACAAGGCGTTGCACGGGAGCCGCCGGCAACGCGGGTTTTGAAATCAATGTCGTTCACGGTGCCGCCGTGAACTTGGCCGTTATGCCTCAAACTTGGGCAGGCGGTCCCCCACTCAACACCCGGTTTAAGTCTGACCC